TCATTCGCGCGGACGAGCGCATGATGGGTGCATTCGGACCTTCTCCTTGCCAAAGGAGATGCGCCGGCCGACGCGGCCATCGCGCGTGTGGACGATCAGGTCGACGCGGTCTTCCTCAGCCTTCGCCGTGCCGGCCGCGATGGCCGCTTCCCGGTTGGGGAACAGCAGCCGGCCCTCGCTGCCGCACGCGCGTTCCACTACCCACTGAAGTCCCTCGATCCGCAAAACGTGAACGTCCGACATGGCTGCTCCAAAGCTGACGCAGTGAGTATCTGCAGTCGGCCCCCTGGTCGGTATCGGATTTTGTCCGACAGGGCGGATTTGCAACAGCGGAGCATGAGATACGGCAGGCCATAATGCCGCAGAAACTCCTGGAATGACGCGGGAGGAAGGATTTTGGCAGACCGTTGCCAGATGGCCGGTGGTCCCGCCGACAGGATTCATAAATCAGCCGCAGACCATTATCTGACGCGGGCTTATCAGACTGTGATATTTCCGGTGCCCCTTACGGTGCCCCGAAAATAATTTGCTGATCGATTTCGCGGTTGGGTACACTGTATATCCATACAGTACTCATCCCACACCGCCATGGACCCTATCCGTGCGGCAGAAGCCGCCATTCGCGAAGCCACACCGGACATCGTAGCGCGCCACCGCGGCGCCGGACATCTCACCTGGCGCCTACTCCATCAAATCGAAGATGAGGTTGTTGCCGCCGTCTCGGCCGCGGGAAAGGCCAATCCGGGGATCGTGCGCATGATGCGCGCCTCGCCGCTGATGGGGTATCCGACGAACGATGAGCCCGCTGATTTTGGCAGCGCCGGCGCGGTGGCAGTGAGCTTCAGCATCATCGTGGAGGCATGGAAGCATGTCCACTGAGTTGCGCGAGATGTCTGCGGTATTCCTCGAGGCACAGTTCTTCCCCGACGACCAGGTCGAACAGCGGCTGGACTGCGAAGCCATCACCGAGAGGCGAGACCGCATCGTTGTCCACGGTCTCGATGTTCGCCACATCCGCGCACTGCGCTGGACGCCGGACTACGTCTCGTTTCAGGCCGCCGGTCAGGTGCGACGGCATGCAGTGAGTCGCTGGGCCGAAGCCGGGCCGAGCACGGTCGTGTTTGCGCGGCGCGAACACGCCGCGACGCCGGATCAAGCCGACCATGGGAAATAGCAAACTCGCCGCCAGCTGCCATCTCCCAGGCGCAGGGTCCGAGCCCTCTCCTGCCGCCGGCGCAAACGGCATACTCGGGCGCGTCCAAGGCAACTACATTGCCGCCGGCCTACAGACGCTGGGCCCAGCCACGGCGACCGCGCCAAGCCACCATAAGTTGCTGATCGACGCCGGCTATCTTGGCACCGTCCGGCTCTTCGTCGAGAAAAAGCTTGCCCGCCACAACCGGCACAGCCACTACTACTGGGCTGCCTACCGCGCCGAACTCGAAGGCCTAGAAAAATAGTTGAATCGATAGCGCATCGCCTGAAAATAGACGAATTGGGAAGTGCTGTAGACGTTCCTGAATTTGTCGGACGGCGCATGATTGCACCGTGTCGACCCGGCGCGCACACCGGCTTCATCATGACGTCGACGCGAACTTACCGAGCGACGCAGCTATGCCAACGCCCGACGCGAAATCAAGAAGTGATGACTCCCGCGCCGGACGGCGCCTGCCGCGCGTTGATTGGGGGGCACATCATGTGCGCTGGGCAGCTTCTCTTCGAAAAAAGCCGGAACTCTCCTACAGCGCGTCACGGAGAGCTTTCCTAAAACACAGATATGACCACTCATACAAGGAGGGACTTGTATGACAACAATCACCGTTCAGATTCGACTTACTGACGACGCTCGGTGGAAAGTTGAAATAGATGGCGCCGAACAGTTCACGACTTATCCATCGCGCAATGCAGCCATCGCGGCGGGTGTGCGCATGGCAATGGAGAACGATGCGCTTTTGATGATTCACGGAGCAGGAAAGAAGGATAGTGAGCTGGACCTTCGTAACTGCACTATGGACACCACCAAGAGGCACTGACTGGCTACCGAATCGGCGGCCACCTACCATGCGGCGCCCCAAGAGCCGCCTGCCCGGTCGCCGATCAACTGCCTCTTAAAGAGGTTTGTGCTCCAATCAACATAGCGCGCCGGCGACAGCACCAATTTGAGGAAGGTGACAGTATCATTTCTTCGGGCGTCCGGATCGCCCACCCTAAATTTGAAGCCCTCGCCACCCGGCCGAGGGCTTTTCTTTTGTCGGACAGCGTCCGATACCGCCGGGCACACGACGCGCCGAGACTGGCAGCAGCATCAACAGCCAGGAGACAGCCATGCCAGGCAAGAACATCCACGTGCTGCCCGCCGGCGACCAAGGTTGGGCGGTCGCCGTTGAAGGCACCGACGGCGCGACCACGCACTACCCCAGCCAGGAAGAGGCGATCTCCGCTGGCAGGGAGAAAGCGAAGCAGGACAAGGTCGAACTGCTGATCCACGGCCGCGACGGCCAGATCCGAGAGCGGAATTCCTTCGGCAACGACCCGCGTAGCGTCAAGGGGTGACCGAAGGATTTTCGTTCGGAAGCACCCATACCAGGTCTCGGACAACTAGACTGGCCTATGAAGCTCAGGAGTTAATCATGCCGCGCAAGGAAGTGCATGTCGTAGCCGCCGGGGACCGCTGGGCCGTTGTGGCCGACGGTGGGCACGGCCGCGAAACATTCCGCACCCTAGAGGACGCTATCGCTGCTGGAGCCGAAAAGGCTCGGCAACGGCAAGTGGAGCTGCTGATCCATGGCCGCGACGGCCACGTCAGGCAGCGAAGTACATTCGTCGAAGGCTCGCCCAGTCTCTAGCGGCGAGCGTCGTGACCAGTCAGGAGGCACAAAAGTTCTTTGACATTAGCCCCTTTGGTGCTAATATTCATCCCAGAGGTAGCGCACCGCGCCGCCCGGCACCCCGAAAGGACGACGAAATGGAAAAGACCTTGGACATCCTGAAGACTGAAGCCGAAATCGGCAAGCTGATGGCTGAGACGATGAAGCTCAACGCGGAAGCCTCGAAGCTGAACCGCGAGCACCGTTGGCTTCCAGTGGTGTACGCCACCGGCCTGATCGCTGCTGCGATGGCCTTCGCAAAGCTCTTCCTCAACTGATCCAAGGCCCGCCGCAAGGCGGGTTTCTTCTATGCGATACAACCCGCCGAAACCCGACGACCTGCAGCGCCTCAAGAACGATCTCGGCCGAACGGGCGAGGAAATGGCTGAACTGTTCGGCGTCGCCGGTGGCCAACAGTGGCGCAAGTACACGGGCGGTGCCCAGCCGCGCGAGATGGCCCCGCAGATGCTGTTCTTCGGCGCCGCGCGCCTGGCGCTATCCGCTGCTGAGATGGAGCGCGTACTGACGCGCATGCGCGACATAGGCGCCGACGTTGAGCTTGACGGTGATTCTGGACGCCCCGAATAACTCGCCCCGCGCCGGCCTTTTTTATTGCGCCGCCGGCGTCAGCGCATCGTAGCTTCGCTCACAGGCAAGGCCGGCGACCCGGGCGCGATCGGCATACTCAGCCAGATGCCCCGCTCGCGCGTCAGCCCGGCTGAGCACGTCGGTAAGCACATCGAGGGGGTCTCCGGCTGCCGCGCTTCCGCCGGCAGCGCCGGAATTGCCGGCGGCGCGGGCAGCTGCGGCAAGCTGGGCAACTCGCACGCGCAGCTGCTCAGCAATAGCGCCAGCGGCGCGAGCATCAGCCTGGGCATGGTCACGTTCTTTCGCTGCAGCATTGGCAATCCCCCTCTGTTCTGCGGTCCTGCGTTGTTCCTCGGCGCGCGCGGCTTGAGACGCCGCGGCCAGTGCGCCGGCCCGCCCTTCCCGTTCTTTGGCCTGTGCCGCTTCCAGTTGAACGATCTTCGCGCCGATGCGCCAGCCGTTGGCCGCCCAGCCGGCCGCGAACAAGGAGGCCGCAACACCCAGCGCGCCCATGGCTCGCCACGACACCTTGGTGAGCGCCATCATGGCTGCGCTTCCACGCATTTGCGGTGCCGGTCCATCTGGCGCGCCCAGACCCCGTAACAGCGTTTGTTCCCTGGCGTCGAGCAGTCGAAGCCGGCCGAAAACCGGTAGCGCAGCAGCGCATCACAGGCTCCCGCATAGTCGCCGGCGAGCAGGCGCCGACGCATGGTCGACGCGCGCCAGTTGCCGATGCCGAACTGGCCAACGAAATCGGCATAGACATCGAACTCGGCCTGATACAGCTTCACGCCCGGCAAACTGGCTGCGAGCTGCCGCTCGTCGGCCTTCATGAGGTTGCGAGCCAGCACCTCAGCGCGCTCGCGCGTAATGCTGTCCCCCATGCGAACGGGCCGGCCGTCCTCATAGCGAGTAGAGCCATACCCCAGGGTCGGCACGTCACCCCTGGTCGGAATCACCGCCTGACCGGTGAAGCTCTCCCACGATTTCCACACGCCGAAGCCGGCCGCCGAAATCGTCAGCAGCGCCACAGCAATCCGCTGCCTACTCATGGCATGCCTCCGTCAATGCGTGCATGCGGGCGATGTGTGCCTCGCGCTCGCGTTGATCTTTCCTCCGCATGTAGAAGGCGTTTAGAGCGAACGTGGCCAGCGCCGTGACGATGCCGACGATAATCCCGATGTCGGTCAGCGTGAGAGAGGACAGCACAGCGACGAGGCTGCCCGCGTAGCTCGATACCTCGGCCGGATTGGTTTGCCGCATAGATTCCCCGGAAATGAAAAAGCCCGCTCGTGGCGGGCAAAAAAAATGCCACCCGAAGGTGGCACATCGTGTCGTGGGGCTTTCTGCTATCTCGGCTTATGCGCAGCGGTCGCCTTAACTCGACCGATTGCTGCCTTGCTCTGAGAATCCGAATGAGTCAGCAGATGGAAGAAGTCGAAGGTCACGTATTTGCTCAACGCGTCAACCAGATGCTGATGCTCATGAATGTCATCGCACATGAGCCAACTCCCCGGCCGTAGTGCGCGCGACAACATCGGACCCACAACAGCGATCTCAGCTTCATTGTGAGTCGCATCGCAGAAGACCACACCATAGTGTTCACGGACCGGCACGTCTGCAGCGTTGCCTCGAATCACCGAAGTTACCGTATCGAGCAAGCCGCGCGAGCGAAGATTCTCCATCAGCACCGCCATGGTTCCACCCGGGGTCAGGACGGGCCTCGCAATTTCATCTTGCGCCGCGTACTCCATACCAACAGCAAGCGCGGAGCAAAAGTCTGTCAGAGAGACAAAGCCGAAGTCGACAGCGTCGTACTTGCGCGTACGCCAATCACCGGCATCACGCCTGCCAAGCGCAATGGCAGTTGAAGACTTACCAATCCAAGTCCCGATTTCGAGAAAATCGCCACGACCATACTTCGCCGCGTTGTACAGCACCTGCAATTCCAGCGGCGTCATCCAACCCGTTGGGAAGAACGACATTGGCTCGGGCAGTGCATCGAGTCGATCCAGCAACAGCTTGCCATCCTGGAAGAACGATCCGATCCGGTCCGGTTCTGAGCCCTGCTCGCGAAACATCGATTTGATCTGGCTGAACATGTGGGAAATAGTGTCTATTAACCTGCACCAGTAGAGCATCAAGCAGCTTGAAAGATGCGACCTCCGCAACAATCACGGGCGTTGGTGATTCTAGCAGTTCTAGGTTAATAGACACACGGTGCCGGAGCCCAGGTACAAAACGCACCTATGCTCCAGACTCCTGTAATGGTTCTGGCTTCGTGAACTCTCCATCAGCATATACATCGCCCTGGACAGGAGTGGGAGTGACATCCGTGACGTCCACCAGCGTGGCTACAAAGTCAGGGTGGTATCGGGCCTCAATGGGTACATCTTTCCCTTCCTCATCCACCATCGGCCGGATCAACTCTACAACTACGCCACCATCGATTCGCACATATGTCTTCATCACTCGTATTCCTCAATGATTACGATGCCGTCACCGCCTTTTCCGCCGATAGCGACACCGCCGGCTTGATTAATCGCCACCCCGCTGCCGCCGCTTCCTGGGTTGACTGCATCGGCGCCGTTCGCATTAAAGCTCACCGCTGGCCCCGGACCAAACGCAGATGCGCCGCCTTGACCGCCAACGCCACCTGTACTTGCCAAACCTAACGATGGAGATCCGCCAGCCCCTCTCCACGAGTACAGATTTGCGCCGGTAGCGGCAGAAGACAATCCACCGTTCCCATTCAAAGAAGGCGGTGGAACGTTATTGAAGACTACCCCGCCATTTCCGCCCGGCGCTGTCATCAAGGATCCGACCGATGATGACCCTCCGTTACCACCAACGTTGTTGGAGACCGGTACGCCGGCAGCTCCCACAGTGATAACTTGAGACGCGCCAAACGCTGCTGCATCCCACGAGGCGACACCGTACGCGCCTGACATACCTGGCGCGCCCATGCTGACGTTTCCAGATGCCGCGCCGCCTGCCCCGCCTCCAGCTGAACCAGCCCCCTGGCACCTACCGATGATCCTAGTCGCATTGGATAGGCGCGTGTGAGTTGTCGCTGCGGTCGCAGTGGGTGCCGCGCCGTCGACGGATACCATTTGAACCCCACCAATGCGCTGGTACACGCAAATGCGCAAGAGGCGGCCAGGCGTCGACTTTTTTAGGTTTGCGAGAAGCGTGGCTGTGGTGCCATCGTCGATCGCATCCTGCCCCGTCCGATCCGAAATGAACTGGGCAAGCACCGCGGCCATGATGCTCGACTGGCGCCACACCTTGTTGAGCTGGGCCGATTGAGCAACGCCGGACGAGAAGCCGGCCGTGCGCGCGGCGAGGCCCGAGTAGGTGACCTGCGTGATGACGTTGGCGCCCGCGCCGCCGCCGAACACCAGAAAATCGTTCGTTGCCATTGATTGGTCCTTACAGTGGTGTGCCCCAGGCCCCAGCATCGAGGCCCATGACGTATTGGTTGGCGACGTCGAAACCGAACATCGGCACGCCGTCAACAGAGGTGACGATCACGAAGTTGACCCGCACGCCCTCGGGCTTGAGCGGGATGTAGCCGCCTTCCAGCAGCGCGAGGAACACCGCCGACGGCACCTTGCCGGCGACGCCGATGGTCATCGACATGTCCTGGTTGTCTTGGATGAAGACGTAGGTGCCCGAGGGATAGATTTCGCCGTCGCCAGTCCAGCTCAGTGAGGCACCGGCCGCCGGCGGAACGGCCAGTTGCGCGATGCCGCTGGGGCCGAGCGTGTAGTCAGTGAGCGTTGCCGGTGCATTGGTCGCGGATACGTAACTTGTCAGGTCCGGACCTTCTTTGACGTCCAGACCCCATGCGTAATATCCCGAGGTGCCATCACCTGCGTACGCGTCCCCTCCAGCCGACCCGCCTGTAACGAGGTCATGCAGATACAGGCCTGTGCCGGATAGATTGGTGGCGCCCTCTTGAGTTACCCCGGTCACCGTCACCCTATAAATCCCGCCGCCCAGGTGGATGATGTCCCCGATGGGGTTTCCGGCTGAGTTTGTGTATTTGCCGGTGACAAGGTCAAACTTGGCATCGGCTACGAACCCGATGTTTGTACCAAGACGGATTCGGCCATACCTACGCTCACCAGCTTTGACGAATGCAGACACCGTATAGGGCGTATTGCCCAGCGTGCCGAAGATGTTACGGGTCAAGGCATGCGTGCCGGTAGTAGCCGTTTCCACCAGTTTGTCCATAGTGGTCGTGCCATTCGGGGCTGTTGTTGCGTTCGGTGTGACAGTGAGGGCGGCTTTACCCCATGCCGATAAGTCCAGCTGTTCCGAGTAGGTGGCTATGTTCGTTCGCGGCGTTTGGTACATCAACTGGTTGCCCTGCCAGTCGTTCCGGTAGAGTGTCGCGCTGTCAATCTGGTAGACCGGCTGCCCCTGGTACAGCAGCTGGAACTGCGTCGAGGCACCGTCACCAGTCCCGAACGGTTCGGCATTCGCATGCACCGCCACCGGCCCGTCGCCGGGCGAGAAGATGCTGTTCAGGATGCCCGCCGTCGATTCCAGCGTGCCGTCCCAATGGTTCGCGCCAATTTTCGCGCGCAGCACCAGCCGGTAGGTGTCATCGTCCAGCAGCGTCAGCCCGGTGTCCGAGTCGAACGGCCCCTTCCAGCTCCCCTGGTCAAAGCCCACGCCAGGCGTGTCGAAAGAGAAGTAGACGCCGGTGAGCGGCGTGGACACCCGCCGAGAGATGCCGACCCATCGTCCAACGTCGTCCAGCTGCGCGCCGACTGCTTGGTCGAGGTCGAATTTGTCCGGCATGCCGCCGAGCAGGTTCATCAGGTCGACCATCGGCTGGGCCAGTGCCGCAACTACGCTCATGAACTTCGGGCGCTGGCTATGCTCGGACGTCACCAGCCCGGTGTAATCGGTCAGGTCTGCCATGTCAGGTCACGTTGAGAGTGATGCTTGCTGGCGTGCACGACGCCGCCTGGTTGAATGCGAGCGCTACGTCGGGCGCGCCGGCGCCGGCCGGGCCGCTCAGCGTCAGGCCGGTCAGCTTGAAAGCCGTGCCGCCGCCCACGCTGTTTGCCGCGGTGATGGCATCCGCCCATTCCACGCTGCCAGACTGCCCACCACCGATAGCGACGCCATTGACGTAGTCGACGATGGCCTGCTTGATCGCGTCGCCAGTCTGCGTGCTGTACCCGGCCAGCGCTTTCACGTTGACGGTCGCGGTGATGGCGGCGTTGGAGGGGCGGAAGAACCGGATCGTGATGGGCCGGCCGTAGACGTCCAGCACCACCACCGACGTCGTGCCGTACGTGCCTGACCCGGGCGTCTTCTTGGCCGCGATGGCGTTGGCAATGGCCGTTGCATCGCCCCCTTCCACCACCAGCGAGATCGAGTGCTTTGGGATTCCGTTGGCATCCGTGGCGTCCGTGTCGTTCTCGTAGGGAGCCCACCTCGTCACGCCAGGCAGGCTAGCGACGGCGCCGACGATGCCGTCCAACACCGTCAGGGACGGCAGCGCGGTGGAAACGGTCTGGCGCTGGCGCAGCGCGGCGTCGGATTCCACCGGCGCGCCCTCGGCGGCGGCGGCCGGGTTCGTCACCGTCTGCCAGCCCTGCGTCGGGGTCCCGATCTGTGTGATGCTGCCGGCGGCGGCCGACACCGCACCGATGGTCTGGCAGGTGGCAGTCACGGTAATCTCGCCGGCCGGCGGGATCGTCACCGAAGCCGGCAGCGCCCACTTCACGCCGTTGCTGTCTTTGGCGATGCCGTTGGTGATCGTCGTACCGGCCTGGCCGACGAGCAGCAGGTCCACCGTCGAATATGAAGACGCATGCCGCGCGATGCCGTTGATCTTGACGTTGCTCGACAGCGCATCGTTCTGTGCGGTGGCTGGGCTAAATGACCGGTAGATGGCGACCGCCACCGCGTTGGCGTCGTTGATCGACGAAGCGAACACCGCCAGCAGCTGCCCATCCTTGCTGTCCGCTTCCAGGTACGTGTCCTGCCCGTAAATCGATCGGTATTTCGCCTTGAGATATTCCAGCACGTCGGCATAGGTAGGCGCCGTGATGCCGTTGGCATCGATGGTCGGTGCGGTCGTGGTGATGGCCATCAGAATGTCGCCTGAATGGTGGTGGGGCCGTAGATGGTGTTGATCGTCGCTGTCACGCTCAGCGCCCGCGTCTCGCTGTTCAGCGTGCTGCTGTAGGAAGCCAGCGACAGGACGCCCTGCGTGCCCAGGATGCGCTGCCGGATGACCGCGTCATAAGTCCCGCTGGTGTACTTGCCCAGCACCTGTTCCCAGGGTGTGCCTTCGGTGATATCGAGGAACCATTCACCGCGCGCTAAGCGCAGCCGGGTGACCACCGCCTGGCCGACGGCCTCTGGCACGTCCTTGTAGAAGTCAGCCGATCCCCCACCGAAGACATAGTCGCCATCGGCGTCTTCCTTTCGGTATTGCATGTCATCCGCCCTTTACTGTGCTGGTCAAATGGCTACTGCCCATCGTCTGGTTGGGCACGCTCGTTGGCGAACCAGCGCCGGCGGACGTGTGTGTATGCCCGTTGAACAGGGCCTGGAACGCCGACGTCACAAAGGACAGCAGCGACTGGCCAGCGGCGCCCAGGCTGATGCTGGGCGCTGTCACACTTGCCGACGCCGTCGAAGTGACGTTCACCGGCGCCGTCGTCTGGATGTTGATCGCATGGGTCGCCGCGTTGACCTCGACGAAGGCCTCCCCGTCGTCCGTCCGCAGCTGCGCCGCGGTGGTGCTCACGCCGGCCAGGGCACGAGGCTTCGACCGAAAGCCCAGCAGCACGAACCCGTCCGAGAGATCGTGCATCCGTAGCTCGGCCTGCTCCTGCACGCCGCCGGACTGCCACCACCCGTCGATGCAGCGGCTGGCAAAGACCACCAGGCACTCATCGCCTGGAGCAACCGGGAAGGTCAGACTACAATTCCCGCCAGATGGGAATTGCACCGGACAATCCACCAGCAGCGGCAGCGCGACGCTTTCGACGGTGCCATTGAGCCGGCGCACCGGGATCTTGATCGTCGGCTGCACCTCGCAGGTCATGGCGCCGTCGTCGAACGACTGGATGACCCCCGGCAGCGCGGTCCAGATGCCCGCGCGCAGCCCGTCGAACGCCTCCCGAAGCGCTACCTCGGGATCGTCAACTCGCTCTCGTCTATCCATGGTGATCGCTATGAAAATGCTTGCCGCAACAGTCCTGTTAGGCGCTGCCAGTTATGCGATGGGCGCCGACTCCCTCACCGAGAGGAACCGGGCATGGGCTGCCGAACAAGCGGTGAAGCCTCAATGGAAGGTGCAGCAGGAAGCGGAAGACGCCCAAATCAGAATGAAGTCCTTCGATCCGGCCACTGTCGGACGGGTAGCTTTCCTCTTCAGCAAAGCCGTCGAGGAAACCATCTCCCGCGGTTCGATGGTCACTGTTCTCTATCGCGACACGCCGTGCAGGCTGCCAATCGTCAATGCCAAGGACATGCGCGCGGCCGAGACTCTGCACGGGCGCGCCCTGGTGCCGGCATGCTGGGGCACGCTGGTCAGCCCGACGAAGGACCGAATCGTGGTCGTTTCCACCTACGGCGACGCGCGCCAGGACTCTCTCACCGCCTACGTCGAGGCCAAGATCCAGCGGGACGGATCGGCGCAGTACGTCAAGCCGGCCATGTCACAAGAAGAGTTCATGAAGAACGTGCGGTCCTATCACGACTCTCTGCGCTAGCCGTACTTCTTGATCACGAAGTCCGGCGGCACCGCGGCCTTGGTCTTGAAGGAATCAGGCAACACCGTGACGTCCGCCGCCAGGCAGATCGCATCCGTGTAGAAGTCGTTCCCCCGGGTATCGCCGTAGTGCTCGGCGATCATCACGTAGTAGTAGCCGTCGTCCTGCAGCTTCGCCTGCTGCTCGATCCGTTCGTTCTGTGCCTGCTGCCCGACATTCAGGCTGTATTCGTACTGCTGCACGCTGGCGTTATTGATCTCGATGAGCCGGCCGATCTTGACGCTGGGGTTCAGCAGCATCTTGATCGTGATGCCGTTCTGGGTCTGCTCGGGCAGGCCGATCATCCCTGTTTCCGATGTGATCACCGGGATCTCGCCGGGCATGTAGGACGTCTCGGGCACCATGATCGCCTTGCCGTCCTGGATGCTCCAGACCGTCTGGCACGTGCGGGCCGTCCAGCGCATGAAGTCCCGGGCCATGCCGAACATCACCTTGCCGCGCGGCAGTGGGTTCGTCGGCAGTTCCGGCAGGTAGCCCTGCGTCACGCCGTACGGGTTCATTGCCGTGCAGGCGGCCGCCACGTGGTCGGCCGGCGTCGAGCCAGCCGCGAGGGTGGTGTTCACCACCGCAAAGTTGTAGGCGGAATCGCCGTCCGCCGCGGTGATGTCCAGGTAGGTATCCGTTTGGCTCTCGCGCCCTCGGCGCACCTGCTTGATCGTCCCGTCAAACAGAATCCCATAGTTGCCGGCGTAGCCGCCTTGGAACACCACACGCGTGAACTCTTTCTGGACGCGCCGCGCGGTCTCTGGCGCCAGATTGAACACCCGGAAGCGCCCCGAGTTTGGCGTCTGCAGATCGCCTCGCTTGATGGAAAACACGACGCGCAGTTCGGACAGGTCAAGGGCATCACCGCTGTCCTGGCCGATGATCAGCGAGACCTTGCGGCCAAATTGCGGTGTACTCATGCGTCCGTCACCCAGTAGAGATGCGAGCCGATGCCCAAGTCCTCGTAAGTTGGCACGTCGTCGGGATCCGCCGCGCCCTGGACCCAGAGCCGGCCGGCGAAGCCGAGGTGCTTGTACTGCGCCAGTAGGTCGGTGCCGGTCACCAGTGGGATGCCGGACACCAGCGACGCGTTGGTGGCGTCAGCGATGTCCAGCACCCAGCCTGCGCCGCCGGCCTTCCGGTATTGGACCGTCAGGCGATAGTCCACGCCGCCCAGCGTGATCGTGAAGCGCTGCGGCAGCGGCGACAGCGGGATCTCGAAGAAGTTGGGCATCACATGCTCGTCGGTGGTACGGACCCGCCTGGCGCTGGCGTGGCCGGCGTAGCTGCCTTGACGCCGGTGTTCTGCGTCTCGGCAGTGGCTGCTGGGTCGGCCTGGTTCTCCCGCGGCGGCAGCGTCGTCACCTGCGTTTCAACGATGCGCAGCTGCTTCAGTGTGGCCGTCACCGACAGCGCGGCGCCGGTCTTCTGGTCCTTCAGTACGGCTAAGCCCTTGAAGAGCATGCTGTCGTACATCCGCAGCGACGTCACCACGTCGAAGGGCTCTCGCAGCTCCTGCAGTGCCAGCAGCTGGGAATAGACCGTGCTGATGTAGTCGGCGGACGGCAGCCCACCGCCCGAGAAGATGGACTGGGCCAAGCCGGCCAGCGCGGCGAGATCCGAATTGCTCCACCCGCACTTGAGCACGACCTCCGGCTGGCGCTTGAAGGCGTGGTCATTGATCTCGGCGCCCTTCTCCACCGGGTGCTCGGTGATCTGCAGTTCGTCCTGGTGGGCTTCCTCGATCAGCACCGGGATGGTGATGCTGCCGATGCTCTTTGGCACCAAGGTGATCATGTCCAGAATCACGAAACCGCTCCTTGGAGGTTGCGCACCAGGTCACCGTTCAGGCGCCCCTGCTCCCCGGCGGTGGCCCGACTGGCCGCGACAGGATCCGACACCCCATGGATATGGATATTGGTTTCCTGCTTCAGGTCGACGGCGGTAGAGCCGCGCCGTGCCGCTTCCATATCAGCCCGGGCCGGCCGCTCGTAGTGCCGCGAGACGATCTCGCCCGCCTGCTGGGCGTTCTGCGCCGCGCGCAGCAGCTGGCCGGCGCGCCGCTCGGCGCCCTGCGTCAGCTCGTAGTTCACGAACTGCAGCTGCTCCATCAGCGACGATTCCCTGATGTCCTTGCCGGCCCAGCGCGCGAAGTTGGCCTGTCGGTCCGGATGCCACTGGGCCACACCGTACGCCTGGCCGCTGTCGCCCACGGCACGCGGATTGAGATCACTCTCATGGCGCAGGTTGGCCACGATGCCGGCGGCCTGGTCGTGCGTCCAGCCCATGCGCTGAAAGAAGCCAACGGCATCGAGGGCTGCCCGCCGTCCGCCGGCCGGCTGCTGCCCGGCGCCGGCCTGGCCGGGCGCCGGCGCTCCGCCGGGCGACTGCCCAGCCGCGGCGCGACGGCGTTCTAGCTCTGCTTCCTCGCCGTCATTCAGGCTGCCGCTGTGCAGTAGCAGCGCCGCGGCACCGCCGGCCTTGGCCAGCCACGGCAGAAACCTGGACAACCAGCCCGCCGCCGCGCCGGCGCCGGCAGCCCCAGCCGCCCCGCCAGCGCCCGCGGCGCCCCCGGCCGCCGCAGCGGCCGCGTTCGCAGCGCCCAGCGCACGCACCGCTGCGACCATCTTCCAGATGCCCGCGATGATCTGGAACCCGCCCAGCACCTTGAACACGCCCACCAGCAGCAGCAGCTGGGTGGACCACCCGTCGGTGGCCTTGTCCAGCTCGATGAACTTGTCCACGACCCACTGGAGCGGCGGGCCCATGGCCGCGGCCGCCGCGAGGATTGCGCTGGCGATGCTCGCCACCCGGTCGGCGATGGCCGGCGAGTTGTCATCGAACCACCGCTTGAACCGCTCGAGCTGCGGGCCGATCTTGCGCAGCAGCGCGCCTTGCACCCGTATGGCGAAATTCTCGAACGTCGTGCCCAGGTCGCGCAGGGCGATCATGAGCGCGTGCGAGTCCTCCGCCGCCTTGTCCAGCCCGTTGTTGCGGGCCATGACGCGGTACTGCGCCATGAACCTGGCGAAGTCGCCATTGCGCATGGCCAGCAGCAGGTTCTCGTCGATGCCGAGGACGTTGCCATACTGGCTCGCCAGCCAGGTCGGGCGCTGGGCCAGCTCCTTGCCCAGGTCGGCCAGGATGTCGACGGTGTCGCGCAGCTCGCCGTTGGCGTTGCGCGTCTGCACCCCGATGGTGGCGAGGTAGCCCTCGCCCGCCGGGTTGTTCCGCAGGAAGCGGGCCAGATTCTCGACGGTGCCGAACGCCGCTTCCGACGAGACGCCCAGGTTGCGCGCGGCGTACTCGAGTGCCTTGAGGCTGGTTGCGGCGGCGCCGGTGCGCTGGCTGACGAAGTACAGACCTTCCAGCTTCGAGGCAAAGGCGGAAACGCCGGCGCCGATCGACAGCGCCGCGCCCTGGATGGTGCTCACCAGCCGCACCACGCCTTTCGTGGCCTGATCCACGCCGGTCGTGAAGTTCTTCAGGCCTTTCTCGTCGACCTTGAAGCCGAGCGCGACCAGGAACTCGCGGATGACGGTGCTATCGGCCATTCTTCTCTTCCAGCATGCGGCGGGCCGCCGCGAGGTTGTCACCGCGCACGGTGATGGCGTCGTTCATCAGGGCGATGTCTTCCAGCCCCAGCGAGCCGTCCAGCAGCGATTCGTACTTGCACCAGCCCTCGGCCACCGGCGCCAGCAGCCAGTCCTCGCCGCCGGGAAGGTGCCTTAGCCAGCCCGCGCTGCCGCGGCCGCCGGGCTGCTCGCTTGGCTGGTAAGCAGCCCGTTGATAAAAGGGCCGAGATTCGCCGTGATGACCTGCACCACCAGCGGCAGTGTCACGGCCAGATCCATGTCCTCGAACATGGTCTGCGAGCCGCTCCATACGCGCGCCCAGCCGGTCTGCTGCTGGCGCTGCACGACCGACAGGCAGGTACCGAACACGTATTCGGCGTCCTCGTCCTTCAGCGCGGCCAGGCCATCGGCCAGCGGCTGCAGAGCGGCGGCCAGGCCTTCCAGATCGTCGGTCAGCGGCTTGCCACTGGCGCGCACGCGCAGGAACACCGGGATCAGCGTCGGCACGATCGGTGCGATGCGCCGCGACACGTGGAATTGCTGCATCGCGTTCAAGCGCCCCAGCGAGTAGCGGTTGCCCGCCAGATCGATTTCGTGAGCCATGGTCAGTAGGTCCCCAGCATTTCCTCGATGCGGCCGGCGTCGAACACCCACTCGACCGTGCCGCCCTCGGTGGCGTAGGTCAGGTCCGGCACCTTCTTGAAGGCGCACTGGATGCCCGTCGCGATGTCGCCGGCCACCGACTGGCTGACCGTAATGACGTTCTTGCCCCACAGCCGACTGTCGAGTTTCTGAGCGTTGTAGAGCGCCATCAGGCGCGAGTTGACGGGCGCGGTCTTCAGGTACCGCAGCGTGATCTGGCCCGAGCCGTCGGCGCGCAGGCTGTGCATCACCTTGCCGTCCGAGCCGACGGTCATGGTGTTCTTGTCGTTGGCCGCGGCAATGGTGATGCCTTCCTCAGCCGTGGCTTCGCCGTAGCCCAGCGAGAATGCGCCGCCGGGGCCGACCAGCGAGGCCTGCACATCGATGAACGAATACGTTCCGGACATGGTTTCCCCCTATCAGCGGTTGACGTTGACCAGGATGTCAACAGAATGGATGGCGCCGGCTTCCTTGGCCGCGACCTGGAACGACACCGACTTGCGGGCCTCGCGGTCCGCCTGCGACTGCAGCGCGATGGGCGGCGCGTAGACGTAGTAGCCCTTGGCCAGCGTGTCGCCCTGCTTCAGCGCACCGAAGCCGCCCGAGTTCCAGACGCCTGGCGCCAGGTAGCCGTTGTTCACCGCGGCATCACATGCCGCTTCGATGGTGGCAGCGATCAGCGCGTTGCCGGCGTCCGTCTGCGGGATCTTCGTCGGGCTCTGGTACAGCAGGTTGTACACGTCGGTCTGGACCCGGTTCTGGAACCAGATCGAGTTGTAGACCGAGTCGATGAAGATGCCACTGGGCGTCACGCCGTACTGGATGATCGCCGTGTCGTTGTTGTAGGCGACGAACACGTTGCAGCGCTTGGCCTGCAGGGTGTCCGCCTGGCTGCTGGTCAGGCTCTCCGGCACGATGCCGGGCTCCTGCTTGTACATCAGCGTGATGGTGCTGTTGTTGGCGTTGAAGTCGGTCGTCAGCAGCCGGCCGAACATCGACGCCGCAGCGTACGGGCTGGAGCTCGAGTACTGCACGAACGAGTACTTCAGCCCCAGCGCCTTCAGCGTGGACGCCAGGTCGGCGGTGCTGGTCGAATCCAGCGCCTGCGGCTCCTGCGAGGTCGCGCCGTAGATGTGGCGCTGGTCCGCCTCGACCAGGTTGGCCACCGCGGTGTGCTGCGCGTTCGTCAGCGACGTGTCGGCGAACATCAGGCCCAGGAACCTATTGGCGAAGCGGTTCAGGAAGATGGCCACCGCGGCCTCGGGCGTCTCGGCAACAATGCCGTCGACGGGCGCCGAGGCCAGGCCGCTGGTCAGTCCCAGCATCGCCGAGATGTCGGTGCCCGAACCGGTGGGCGTCGCGTAGCTCACCTTCGATGCGACGCCAGTGGTCGGCGACGTGATCACGAACTGCGTGCCGTTCCAGACGCAGGTCGCGCCGGTCAGCGCGGTCGTGATAATGCTGGCGACGTTGTTCAGATTGGTGGCAGTCGAGAAATTGAGCGCCGACAGCGTCTTGACGGTGGCGTCGATGGTGACCTTGAACGAGCCAGCGGTGACTGCCTGCCACGCCGCGATGTCCTTCTGCGCGGCCGTCAGCGCAGCGCCACGCAGCGAACCAGAGGTGGCCGTCTTGGCCCAGCGGCCCAGATAGAGCTGCGACGGCTGGGGCGTCTGCTGGAAGTACAGCAGCGCGGCCAGGTATTCCGGCGCGGTGGTGCCGAAATCGGCTGCGACAGCGTCGATGGTGCCGTACGAGCGCATCCGCTCGCTGGTGTCGATTACCGCCGAGGCGCCCAGGATCAGCGCCGTGTTGAGATTCGCACCCTGCGCCGCCAGCGGCGACATGTTGATGGTGACGTCGATCAGCCGCGAAACCGGCAATCCGTTGGGCATGGTCATCCTCTACTGGTCGATGTTGTTGGTGCTCGCCATCGGCGGTACCGAGTCGGTTTCCGTGCTCACCTGAGCTGACAGAAGGTTGAGGACCGGGTAGGTCCGGGTGATCTTGCGGCGCAGCAGCACGGTCAGGTCGTAGCGCCGCACCCACTGCTGGTTGACGAAGTCCGGCGCCGCGCGGATCTCGCCGACCGAGACGAAGGCCATGTCGTTCAGGCGCAACTGCTCGCGGTTCTGCGGGATTGACAGCCCGTCGGCCAGGCGCTGGGCGTAGCCCTTGGCGGCCGGCCCGTAGAAGGTGCACAGCAGCCTGATGTCCTGGTGCCGCTGGTATTCGTCGTGCCCCTCGCCGGCGGGGTCGTGCTGGATCGCCGGGCCGGCGTCGTTCTCCTGCTCGGGAATGCCCAAGGCGCACCAGTTCACGGAGGGTTCCGGCTGCTTGGGCACGGTCGGCTGCCAGCGCGGCCGCACCAAGTTGCCGGGCAGGCCCGTCACGCCCGCCACCAGCTCCTGCAGCAGGTTGTCGAGCGCATCGTCTTCTGGCGGTACCGGTGCCGTCGGCGCCAGGTAGCCGCCGGTTGCACTGGTATTGGCCATGTGGATTACCCAGAAAGCGGTTTCAGGTCACAGGTGGCGCAGACGAAGCCGCGACCAAAGTGGCTGTAGTCGTTGACGTTGACCACGGTGTAGGTCCGTCCCTGCCAGACGATCTCGTCCGCGTCCTGGCCGGTGCTGCCGTCCGAGAGCCGGAACGGCGTGTGAACGGTGATGGAGCCGATGATCCGGCTGCCGTCAGCGTTGCGGTGCAGGATGTCGCCCTTGTCACTGGTCACCACCGCGGCGAACGGTGTGGCGGTGACCGTGTTCGTCGCGCGGCCGTGGCTGTCCACCGCCTGCGTCATCCGGTTGCACACCAGACCGGTGTCCATGAAATCCGGGTCCAGCAGGACGTCGGTGACGTCGAGTAGCGCCATGGCCTACTTCCTTTTTCGGATCACGTAGGTGATCGCGTTGCGCAGCTGGCCGGTGTCGATCAGCGGCACCGTGCCGGTGCGGCCGCGCCGCCGGCGGTTGGCAAGCGTGGAATCCTTCAGCGCCGGGTCGATGCCGCTGTTGATCCGCGCGCGCACCGAGTTCTGCGCGGTCAGGCCCGCGGCGCCCATGCGGCGCTCAGCGCCGGCCAGGTCGCCGTCCAGTGCAGACTCGACGGCCTTCTGCAGCTGCGGCGACACCTTTCCCTCTGCCGTGGCGACGCCGGGCACCAGGAACGGTCGCGGGGGAAGGTTGTTGACCGGAGAACCGGTCTCCTGGATGTAGCCGATGGCGGCATTGCCGATCGGCTCGTCGTCCTTGCGCTCGGGCGCGCTGTCGGGAATGCCGACCAGCACTTCCCTCTGCACCAGGCCGTTGATCGACTGCAGGACTTCCTTCAGTCGGTCCACTTTCATGACGCCCATGGGGATCTCCCGATGGGCGGCTGCGCTACAGCTGGATGCCGCCGGCGCCCATCATCTTGGCGAGGGTGAGGTACCGCACGCCGTAGGTGGTCAGGTTCCAGAATCCGCCGTCGTCGATGGTCGCCGCGCCGGTGTCGTAGCTGGCGCTGACCTTGTCGACGGCCTTGGAAGACAGCGGGCCGGTCATCTGGCCCGGGATGCCGCCAACGCTTGCGGCCTGCTGGTCGCGGGCGGCCAGCACCAGGTGGTGGGCCGTGCAAAGCTCGATGCCCTGATCGGTCAGAACGCCCCAGCGGCACTCGTTGACGAGCGATGCCGACACCGTCAGCCAGAACTGCACCGTGGCGTCGGGATACTTCGTCGTGTCGGCGAACTCGGGAAAGTCCTGTCGGAACTGGCTGGGTGTCATAGGCGGATGGGTGATGCCCCTTGCGAGGCATCATACCCCTCATTTCGACTGCTTCGCCGCTTTGGCCGCGTCGGCTGCTGCCTTGTCGGCGGCCTGCTCGCGTTCCGCCACTGCGGCCTCGCGCTTGGCCAGCTCGGCGTCGCGCTCGGCGATGGCCTCCTGACGCTGGGCCAACTGGTCCTGCAGCTGCCGCAGCTGCTCGGCCCGTCCCTCCAGCAACTGGGCGGCCGATTCGAGCGCGGCGCGTTGCTCGGCCATGTCGCCCTGCTCAGCTTCGCTACCAGCCGCCGGTTCGTCGCCGGTGTGCGCCTTCACGAACCAGTGCGCGGCAATCGCAGCCGGCACGTCGTGGTTGCCCACAGCGAACTCGTGCTTCTCGCCTTCGTGCTGGAGCGTGAAGCCCTTCTTGACGTAGATCTTCGGCATGTCGCTCTCCCCTTCAGATGCCGTCGCGGTAGCCGATGAGCTCGGGATACACCACCTCGACCACGCCCAGGCGGCCAAAGTAGGTGGTGAGCTGGCGGATATCGCGGTACTCGAGCGGCGTGCGCTGCAGCGGCACCATCGGGAAGCGGACTTTGTCCTGTTCCTTGGTGTACGCCATCATGCGGTCAGCGTTCGCCGTGCCGCGCTGGAACAGCCACTTCAGCGGCTGGATGTTCAGCGGCCGGCCGTTGATCGAGTTCGAGATCGTGTTCTGCTTCACGTACTCGAGCACGCTGATGTTGCCGGCGTCGCTGACCTTGCGGCTGACCAGGATGCCGAACTTGGCCGGCGGCAGGCGCAGCTCCGCCGGACAGTAGGCGTAGGCCGAGGCAGTCCAGACGCTCGTCAGCAGCTCGTTGATGTCCGCGACGATCTGGTCAGCCGTTGCGGTATTCCAGTTGCCAGTGACGGCGTTAGACAGGTTGGTCACCGCGGCGTTGTTCACCAGGCCGGTCACGCCCAGCACGGTGTCGCCGATGTAGACCTGCTCGTCGACGTCCATGTTGTGCTTCAGCTGCATGCCGGCGAACTTCTGCTGGTCCACCGGGCGGCCCAGCTTCTGGGCGCTTTCCAGCTCGGGGATGGTCCAGCCGATCTGCATGCCCCACAGGGTCAGCGGGTTCGCCGTCTTGCCGATGTCCAGAGCGATGCCGGCGATGGCCGAGGCGTCCTTTCCGATCCACGACTTGCCGTTCGGCGAGGCGCCGCCGGCGGCCGCGAAGCTGGAGTTGGTGAACGACGAGGTTTCGTCGGCGATCGAGACGTCCTCGCGCAGGTCGATGTCGCGCGACCAGGTGACCGAGGCCAGCGGGCCGTGCAGCGTCTGGTCCAGGCGCTCGAGCTCGCCGATCAGGAAGGCGCCGGCGCTGTCGATCGTGCGGCTGTCGAACGTCAGCATGTTGTCGCGCGTGCGGGCGCGGATGACCGCAGGGGCGTTGACCATGGCGATCGCGGCCGCCGCTGCCATGCGCGGAACGATGATTTTGCTCATTCTGGGTGACCCCTTAGATGTTGTAGGCGATTTCGACGTTGCCGTTGGCGTCGCCGGCGTTCATGAACGTGGCGCCGGTCACCGCAATGGTGTTGGCGCCGTCAGCGGCCGCCTCGATCCCGCCGATCGGCTTGCCGGCGGCGGGCGTGGCCACGCGGACATACACGGGGCCGCCGATGGCGGGCGTGCCGGCGTTGTTCTTGACGGTCATGTAGCCGCGGCGCAGGACGTCCGCGATGCCGGTGGTGGGCGGCGTGGCCGTACACAGCGGTTCCGAGCCGGCGCCGCCGGTGGTCGGGTACGGGCGCACCAGCAGGCCGTAGACCGCCGCCGCGGTGTCGCCGCCGGCGATCGGCACAAACTTGCCGGCGGCGATCTTGCCGAACAGGCCATAGCCCGGGAACGGCAGGGCCGAGTTCAGGATCTGCGCCTCGACGGTCGCCTGCGACTGGCGCGAGATGTCGCCCGGGATGCCCGAGGCCATGCGATACAGGATTGCGTTGCCCATGTTCGGGACTCCTTAGTTGGCGGACCGGTCGGCCCAGTACTTGCGGTTGGCGGCGTTGATGTCGGCCACGGTGCGGGCCTTGCCGAAGTCGCGCGTCGGCGCGGCGCTGCGGCTGTTGCCGGCATTGTTCTGGGCCTTCACCAGCTCGCTGGCGCCCATGAACGCCGCATGCACCAGCGCGGCCGGCAGCTTCTCGAAGTCAGCCGTCAGGCCGCCCAGGAACGGGCCGATGGCCTTCTTTCCGGCGTCGGTTTGGTAGGCCAGGTCCAGGGCCTTGCGCTGGCACTTGCACAGCGCGGCAGCGCGGTCGGCCGTCGCCATCTTGGCGTCCAGGGTGGGCAGCTTGATGCCGGGCGCCAGGATCTCGGCGCGCGACGGGATGCTGGCCGCGGCGTCGCCGGTGTACAGGTCGACCTCGGACTGGTTCAGCTTGCCGGCGGTCTCGGCTTCGGTCAGGTCGCCGTCGTCCCCGGTCTTCTTCTTTTCCGGGTCTTCCTCGTCCTCGTCGTCGGTCTTTTCCTTCCCCGAGTCCTTGGCGCGGCGCTGGCCCAGCGCGGCGATGGCGGCATCCTGGGCGTCCATGCGCTTCAGGATCTTCTTGAGCAGGACGGATTGAGCGTCGCCGGTCTTCGCCGGTGGATCGTCATCCTCGTCCTCGTCGTCCGGCGCTTCGTCGCCGGTCTTCTTCTCTTCTTCCATCTCGGACTCTGCGTCCTTCATCAGGGCGCGGAGTTTGTCGAGGAAAGTGGGCTTCTTCTTTGCCATTTGGGGTTCCTTATCGCCAATCGCGCAGCGCGGGCCGCACCGGCCGCGCTCGACGAGGGCTACGTGGTTGACAACGATGTTCCGCTGTACCCCGCGGCCGGGTGATACCTGTTCGTAGTCGGCCTCATAGCCGAGGCTGACCTCTTCGATGCTGTCCTTCTGGATGGCGTCGATTGCGGCCTGGTCTGTCACCAGCAGATCGGCGATCAGCAGGTCATCGGCAATGCCAGTTCCGCGCCGAAGATTGAGCATCGCCCCCTTGCCGAGCGCCGAGAAATTGGCGGGCGTAACGAAATCCTCGGGGTGGTCGAGGGTCACGGGCTTGCCAACGCAACTGGCCAGGGTCGCATCGCGGAACACCTCTTCCGGTGTCCGGCTGATGCGGATCAGCCCATCCGGGCCGGGCTCAACGGGCACTTCGCCCGGGCCGTATAGCATCTCGCCGGTGCGCGCGACGGGCACTTCCTCGCACAGCAGGAAGCCCTCGGGCGTCAGCGAGCGCTTCGGGCCCAGCTTCTGCACGGTGTAGAAGCGCATCTCAGTCCTCGGGAATCACAGGTTCGGGGTAGCACCGGCAGTTGGGAAACTGCCCGGCGTGCCCGGTCATGCCGTCCAGCGTCGGCGGGTCGTCCCACGCCACGAACTGGCCGTTCATCTTGCGGTGCGAGTCGCGAACGTCCGTGTCGCCAGACGTTCGCCAGAAGTAGCCCGGCGAGCCGACATGCAGCGCGCGGGCCTCGGTCAGCGTCGACGCGGTGCGCGCCACCTCCGTCCGGGCGATCAGGTCGGCGCGGCTCTTCGCCACGTCGCCGGACGCCTGGATGGCCTTCGAGATCTCCGACGCGCGGGTGCTGTCTTCCAGCCCCTCGATCGTCAGGCGGTGCACGCGCTCTGCAGCATCCAGCGGGAGCGACTTGATCAGCCCGACCTGCTCGGCCATCAGCGCGCGCATGGTGGCGCCGGTGGGCGCCGTCCGGATCTCCAGCCGCAGCGCGCGGGACATCTCCTTGGCCTGTTCCATCCACGCCGCCTCGTCGCGTCGGTTGACGTCGGAAAGCATGCGCGCCGCTGTCGCCTCAGCCCAGGGTGTCAGGGCCTCGGCGTACCGGCGCAACAGCTGCTCAATCGTCGGCGCCGCGGCGGGATCGCCAGGCGGAAAGCCATTGACCAACGCGCCCACCTGCTGCGCGACCTGTCGGAGCTGCGTCCTGTACTGCCTTTCCGGCCCGGCGAGCTTGACCGGGTTCTTCCGGCCCTTCTTGCGGTCGGTTGTCAGGGTCAAGGCTCAACTCCGGTTCGGGCGGCGGCGCGTTCTCCGCTTCCGTGATCTGCTCGTCGGTGATGCTGGTGAAGATGCCGGTCGCGTGGCTGGACGCTCGCAGTTCCTTCATGCCGGTGGCCGTGTCGATAAGGCCGGCATCCAGCGCCGTCGTGACTGCTTCGGTCACCGTCTTGGCGTTGTTGGCCTTCTCGGTGTCGGATAGCTGCCAGAGCGACGTGAACTGGTAGGCGAAGCCTTCCGGTGGCGCCTTGCCCAGTTCGGACCGAACCAGCACTTCGAACAGCCGCGTCAGCGGCGCGCGCAGCCGGCGTTCCTGCTGCTGCTTGATGTTGTCGTAGTACGTCCGCAGGTCGGACTCGCCGCTGCTGTTCAGACCGGCCGGCGACTGCCCGAACAGGCGCACCAGCGGGATCTGCAGCGCCCCGGACAGCTGCTGGCCGAACTGCATCAGCACGTTGTCCAGGCCGGAGAACTGGTAGGTGTCGACCTGCATATCGTCTGCGGCGTCGATCAAGGTCAGGCCTTCATTCGACTGGTACCGGCGAATGAAATCGACGTTCTTCACCAGCGCTTCCAGCGCCGGCCCGCCCATGGCAATCACCTCGCGCAGCTTCTCCACCTTGTACGTGCGCAGGTGTGCCTTGTAGACGAGCTGCGCCGCGCCGACGGTGGTGCTGTCGAACGCCACCAGGCGGTCGATCAGCCGCTCGATCACCGACTGCCCCCACAGGTTCTCGCTGATCTTTTGCCAATACGGCAGCTCGACGCCGTCGATCCGCAGCACCCGGCTGTAGTGAATGCGCTGGCGCCGCAGGGCAATGCTGTCGTCGACCACGTCGTAGAACCGCGGCATGCCCATGTCCGGGCCCATCTCCGTGACCAGGTCATTCAGGGACGGCTGCACCAGCCAGCGGTCCAGCACGAACAGCCCCTTGAACTGGTCTCGGGTGACCGTATCCGGCCGCAGCGGCGTCGCAGAGTCCTGCCCGTCGATCAACATCACCGCGAGGGCGCCGCCGTACAGCCGGCCCCACTTGATCGTGTCGTTGATCCGGTCCCACAGCGCCATGCGCTCGAAGCCGGCCGTCAGCTTGTCCCGGTCGGCCGGATCCATGTCGGCGTCAAGATCCACGCCCGCGCGGGTCATGTCCTCGGCCACCACGTCGACCGCCTGGCCCACCACCCAGCTGGACCGGTACATCGCCTCCAGCTGCACGCGGTTGCGGCTGATGAAGTCGAAGCCGTAGCTGTACTGGCTGGCCTGGTTGTTCGTACCCAGGCCGACGCGCGCCTCGAAGTTCTGGAAGCTGTCGCCGCTCATCCAGCGCTTGGCGTTCGCGGACGCGGCCACGTTGGCCTTGTGCGCCCGTTGTAGCGCTTTGCGTTGGTTACGGTTCATTGCTGTCCGAGTTTGGTCCAGATGTCCAGCGACCGGCCGCCGGCCAGCATGTCATTGATCGCGTCGACCATCGGGTCGATCTGATCGTCGTGCGCGTGCGTGTCGTCAGGGGTGAAGGCGTCGCATTCCTGCGTGAAATCGCTGACCCACTCGGCCGCCTCGGGAATCATCACCAGACCGGCATCGATATAGCTGACCACGTCCATGACGCGCACCAGCTTGTCGCGGTGCCGCTCGATTCCCTCGACGGGGATGGTCCCCGACGCCTGGATGTCTTGGATCAGGCCTGTGCCGCTGGCCTTGTCCTCGACGCGCATCTTCACCAGCGCCGCGCCGAAGTGAAAGTCATACGGCAGATGCTTGTTCCAGAAGTCGATGGCCTTCTGCCGCAGCTCGGGCGCCGGCCACTTCCCCCGGATCTGGTCCAGCAGGTAGATGCGGCCGTTCTTCCCGTGCCCCCAGCACTGCAGCACGCTGTAGTCGTTGCGCTCGGCAGTCTTCTGCGCCGTGTCGGCGTAGATGACGCGCTTGTGCAGCTCGGGCACCACCGTGTACCGACCGAAGTTGGCACTGCGGATGATCCCGCCACCCAGCGGACTGGGGCGCTGCATATACTGCCCGCTGAACACGTACCGGTCAGCTTTCTCGCTGGCCAGCAGGTCGTCGAGCGGTTCCTTGTAAGGCCAGTAGCTGTACCGGCCTTCCTCGTCCTGCTCGCCGTGTTCGACCAGGTCGCACACGCGCTCGGGCAGCGCTTCGACGTATTCGTCGGTGATCAGCGCCGGGATCTCGATGAATTCCCAGTCGCCCGGCACCTTGCCGGCCTTGATGAAGCCCGTCGGGTCTTCCTCGGCCAGCCGCTGCATGATCACGATGATCGGCGTGTCCGGGTTGGCCTTCCGGCTTTTCACCGTGGACAGCAGCTTGCGGTTCGCCTTGTCGCGGTTCGGCTTGCTGTACGCGTCCTCGACCTTCAGCGGGTCGTCGATGATGATGGCGCCCTGCCAGCCATCGGTCATGTGGCCCGCGCGGAAGCCAGTGATCTGTCCGCCCAGGGACACCGCGTACACGCCGCCAGCCTTCTTGCCGTCGGCGATGACGTTCCACCGCTTCTTCGACTTCGCGTCCGGCGCGATGGTCAGCGGCCACAGCGCCTGGAACTCGTCCGACTGGACGATCTCGCGCGCCGTCTCGCTGTTCAGCAGGGCCAAGTCATCCGAGTACGAGATGTGCAGGAACCGCGCGCGCGGGTTCACCGCCAAGCCCCGCGCGATCAGGTTGATCGCTACTAGCTCGGTCTTCGACGAGCCCGGCGGCACGTTGATGACAACGTTCTTGAGCTCGCCATCGATGACACGCTGCACCGTGTCCGCGATCAGCACGTGGTGCCAGTTGACGCGGAACTTGATGCCCTGGCGGTGCTTGAAGAAGTACCGGCTGAAGAACAGGTGGTCGCGCTCGCACTTCGCCTTCAGGACGGCCCGCTCGATGGCAGGGTCAATACTCGTCCTCGAGCTTGGCGACGGCGGCTGCGACCTGTTTTTCATCGACGACGGTGGTTCGTTGCTCGACCGGGCCGCCGTCCTTGCCTGTCAGCTCAATCCCTTGGGCCGGCTCTTTCCAACCCGCCCGCACCTTCATCCAGAAGATGGCGGCTGGCACAGCGCCCTTGCCGGTGCCGGTGGCTTGCTTGAACAGGGCCTGCGCCACCAGGGCGTTTGTCTTGTCCCTCGCGTTGTCCAGCTCGGCGCGGAAATGCGCCCGCAGCGTCTTGGCCGTCAGCGGCTTGCCGGTCTGCGGGTTGATCACCTGGCTGGCGATGTACTCATGCGGCGCGCCGAAGCCCGCGAGCGACGTGACCACGCGGCGGTCTTCGTCGGTCGGCTGGAATGGTTTGCGTCCTGCCATACAACGTCACTCCGTTGAACCCCATGCAGGTTGGGTTCAGAAACCGCGTGCCAATGCCGTCAATCATCGGTCACCTGAGTTGCGATCCAACATGAAACTAATTAAGACCCTTGTTCGCAGCATCATGCAATGGGCCGAAGATGCGCCACATGATCCGAAGCCACCGGTCCCTGCCGATACTGCTCATGCGAAACGCAGGGATGAGCAAATCACCCTGTGGTACTTCGAAGCTAACCAGCACTCGACCTGGATACTGGAATCGGTCAAGCATATTGCGATTCTCGCAGTCGCCTCACTTGCAGCCGTTGGGGTATTTGCAAGCGTTGGCTACATGAAGCACGCACCGATACAACTGCTAGGAGCACTCGGGGTCTTGGTCGGTTGCTTGATTGCTTGCGCCGGGACGTTCCTGTCGTCAGCCGAAGCAAGCCGCAGAAGGGCCGATTTGCTCGCGGCAGCGATCAACGGTCGCAGCACTACGGAGTTGGCACTGCCGTCATCCGATCTCAGTCGCTACACGCACTGGTGGGGTCGGATTGCGATCTGGAGCGTCGTCCTCGGCTTCGGCCTGCTTGTTTCGGCTGTCTCAGGGGGCTACACATCCATATCGAAAGAGGCAAAGGAGCCGATGGGATGCGTCATCAAGATGGACCCGCCACAATTGCATAGGTAGGGCGCTACTCTTCATCAGCCTCGGGAAACAGGTCGTCCGACACGTTCACGTCGCCGCATGCGGCCACCGCCCGCTTCCAGTCGCCCTTCACGAACACCAGCACGTTCTGGTGCGTCTTGCCCAGCTTCCGGCTGGCCGCGAACTGCTTGCCGGCCCGGATGGGCAGGCTGCCGTAGGCGGTGAGCAGGATGGCCTCGTTGTACAGCTGCGCGCCGGCGTCGAGGAAGGCCTCGATGGTGTCGGCCACGAAATTGCGGTAGACCCCGGTGCCGCGCTTCTCGCGGACGTCGCCCACCACGAAGCAGGCAAAGCGGTCGGGCTTGAGCTGGCCCACGGCGCCCGCGATCACCTCGCGGTAGGCCGTCAGGAAGGCCGGATAGTCCATCGTGGACAGGTCGGCCGGGTCGTCCGAATAGCGTTCCAGGTCCGCGTACGGCGGGCACGAGAACACGAAATCGGCCTCGACATCGGCCAGGCGCCGCCCGATCTGCCGGCTGTCGCCGACGTGCCAGGCTGGCGCCGGGTCCGCCGGCTGCAGCAGGCCCAGCTGGCCGCGGTTGGCCTCGACCTGTTCCGGCCGAAGCTCCATGCCGACCTACTGCCGGCCCAGCCGCGCCGCGACGATGCCGCGCACGCTGCCGCCGGCGAACGGATCCAGCACCATGCCGCCGGCCGGGCAGAACCAGCGGTAGGCCAGCTCGCACAGCACCGGGTCAAAGACGCTGGTCCTGTGCTGCGTTGCCGGGCCGCCAGCCTTCTGATGCTCAGACGCCGAGGCGTACGCCGGCGCGTCGCGGCCCAGCTCGGACTGGATGCCCAGTGCCAGCCAGGCCTTCTTGCGATCCTGCCACGCCGCGTCGCGCGCGTTGAGCGTGCTGAACGGCGGCACCATGAACCGGTCGGCCAGCGACTGGCCACCACCACCGCCCGGCCCGGGCTGCTGCGGGTCCAGCAGCTCGGCCAGCTCGCCGGCGTCGAAGCCTGTCAGCGACAGGTCAAAGCCAACGTCGCGCAGATCCAGCAGCTCGCCGGCCAGCAGGTCGACGTCCCAGCCCGCGTTCTCCGCGAGCTTGTTGTCGGCCAGGATGTAGGCGCGCCGCTCGTCCGCCGACAGGTGCGACAGGTCGACCGTTGGCACCTCGCCCTGGGTCGGGCAGTTGGCGATGGTCTCGCCGGCGGCCCACAGCTGCGTGGCCGCTTCCAGCCGGCCGTGGCCCGCCAGCAGCTCATCGCCCGCGGTCAGCGCCGGGTTGGTCCAGCCGAACTGCCGCAGCGAAGCCTTGATCTGCTCGATCTGGGCGGCGCTGTGCGTCCTCGCATTCCGCTCGTACCGGACCAGGTCGCTCGCCGCGCGGTAGCGGATGGCGAGCTGATCGGCCTTTTTCATACGCGGTAGAAATGCGGGGACGGGAAATAAAAACGCCCGGAACGGGTGACCGGGCAAACCACCACAGGAGCGGTGGAAGGAGACAACGGAACGGGAAGTGGCCGGACGATGCTAGGCTTGCGGTTCCCTCAAACAAAAAAATGAAGCAAATGGCAAATCTTTTGTCTCGACAGGTATTTGTCCTTATCGGGAACAACAATACGGGTAAGACATCTTTCCAACGGCACCTGCTGGCGTATCTTTGCGACCAACCGTACCAAAAATTACCTACCGGTCGAACTTGGGATGTCGTCCACCAGGATGCCCCTCGCCGCTTCGAGAAGATCTTCCTGGCCAACCGCAGCTTCCAAGAGAAGCGAAGCGAATGGGGCCCCATCGACGACTACGTCAACGGTGCGCTAGATCAGGATGCTGACGTAACGATCCTGTCATCCCATGCTGACAAGGGGTCGCTCCAGGACATCCAACGCATGTTTGAGCTCCCCATCGCCCGCGGATATAACGTCTCGGTGATCTTCTTCAGCAATGCTTTCGGCACTGCCGAGCAAGATATTTCTGCGAGTCACCACTGGAACGAACGTCTTGTGATTAACAATCCCCCGGTGAAAACGCAGGAGACGCAACAGGAGAAAATCCAGAACCAGCTGTGGAGAAGGGCCATCGAGTTCAGCAACCTACTGATGCGCCGAGCCATCGCTTGGTGAACTCCAAAACGAAAAAGCCCGCTTGCGCGGGCTTTAGACGTAGTTCGGAGGTGTATCGAATTGAGGCGATTTTTGTGCATGAAATGCACAATGTCAAGCCACCTCTTCGATTTTCACCATCGCGGCAGCCTTCAGGCGGATGTCGATCGCCGTCCAGGCAACCGATTCAACCCCGGGCGCGGCCATCAATCCGCGCTTCTTCTCGCCCTCGATCCAGACCTTCAGCTTGGTGTTGTGGGCGCTGACCGTGTTGCGGTGCGCGCCGCAGTCTTCCGCGATCTGCTGCAGGTCGACCCGGACGCCGAAGATCTTCTCCAGGATCGACCGCCGCACGCGGTAGTGCGAGAACGTGCCGGACAGCTGCTGCATGGCCCGCTCGGTCAGCCAGACGATGGCCGCTTCCCATTCCGGGTTGGGGCGCCGGGCAGCGCAGCAGGGTCGGCCGCAGTCGCAGATGATGTCGCGCGGCGCGCAGCGCGCGGTGAGCACTGCCTGGTGCAGCTCGGGCAGCATGCTCAGTTCGTTGCGGATCATGCCCGCCTGCGCCGCGCCGTCGACGCCGATCAGCCCTTTGCCTGAGCCGATAGCCGGCGTCATGGCCTTGTTCATCGCCGAGGCCTGGTACTGCTGGCCCGAGTAGTTGAACGCGAACACCAGCGCCGCGTGCGAGCTGTCGAAGAGGCGTTCTTCCGTCATGTTTTCCCCCGTCAAATTCATTCCTCACGCCGCCTGCAGCGGCAGTTGTTCCACGATGACGCGCACGCCTGGCGTCGTGCCGTAGCGCTTGCTGATCCGGTACTCGACCGCCTGCGCGTCGTCGATCCACACGATGCCGTTCATCCCGTCCTTGACGGCCTTGAGCACGTTGTCGGCGTCGGGCTTCTTGGTCGCCGCGACCTGGCCGGCCTCGGCCAGCTGCTGGCGCTTCTTGGACCAGCTGGCCGGGATCTGCAGCCGGATCTCCAGCGTCAGCTCGACCGGGCCGTCGAACGGCGGGCGGCCGGACATGGCTTGCGTCGCGGACAGCTTGACCAGGTTCTCGTAGGTGGCCGTCTTCTCCGGCGTGTAGGTCCGCACGAAGGCGCCTTGGCGCGCGAACTTGGGCCGGCCCTTGGCCACCGGCTGGCCTGGGATGGTAAAGGCCACGCGGCGCAGCGCCCGCTGGGGTCGGTCGAAAAGCGATTGCGTCATGCTGCCACCTGACCCGGCGCGACGCCGTACATGAGCCGGTACACGCGCTCGAACTCGTTGGGGTTCATCCGCTCGGCCTTGCTGACCTCGCGCTCGATGCGGTGCTGCTCACCGGAATCGCGGATGACCCGCAGCCGGAACCAGAACCACGCCTCGCCGTCCTGCTGCGGCGGAATGCCCAGCTCGCAGGCCTTGGCCTGCACGCCTTCGGTGGTCTCGTCCCAATCCGCCGCGGTACCGCTGCCCTGCCCTAGCGCCAGGGCCTCGTCGATGAACGGCTCGAGAAAACCCGGGTTCACCGCCGACGGGTCCCCATCGGCAGCCCTTCGCGCGCACGCGAGGGCATGAGCCCGGAGCAACACCGGCAACGCGACTTGGCGCGCCTCAAGCCGGAGCAACGCCTCGTGCGCGCGCGAGGACAGCCGCAACGTCCTGCCCCGCTCGGCTTCGAGCAGCACCAGTTGTTCGCCGATCGCGTCAGCGGAAAGCGGCGGCGGCGAGTCCGAGTTATCCACAGGGCCTACACCGGTTGAGCCACCTACGCCGCCGCTATAGCTTTTAACTTCTCTCTCTCCCTGTCCCTGTCCCTCTCCCTGTCCCTCTCTCTCTCTTAGCCGTGACTGACCGCACATGTCACCGTGACTGTCACGCACCTGTCCGCGTGACAGGTCTGTGACCAGTCGTCGCAGTTCCGTGGTCGAGGTGTTCCAAGGCAGTGACTGTCCGGCGGCTTTCAACTGCTCGAACATGCGCGTGCGGTCCTCGCGCTCGCGGCGCTTGCGGTCCCGTTCGTGCTCGTCCTTCTCGCGGCGCTCGACCTTGGCGGCCCAGCTTTCCATGGCCTTCTCGCAGACGGTGGGGTTGTAGAGGCGGCCGTCGCTGCATTTGACCCAGCCGCGCATGACCTCGTCGCGGACCTTGGCCCACTTCGCCGGGTCGCACATGGCCAAGTCAGCCAGCACGTCGTCATCGTCCTCGAGCGAGCCCGCCGGCACGTCATGCCACGCGGCCGTCCAAAGGTTGATCTGGTAGAAGGCCAGCGCCGGATTGCGCTTCGCCTTGAGCCACGATTTCGAACGCCGCAGCCGGTTGATCTCCAGCGGCATGAATGGGAAATCCCGCAGGTCGCAATCGGGAGGGGTGAGGGGCAATGGTGCTTCGCTCATGGCCGCCCCATAGGAAATCCATCGTGCCGCACGCCGTCGAGCAGGCGGCCAGCGGTTTTCTTACCGAGGCGCCGTACGGTCGCGCCGTCACGGAAGTGGAAGTGCTCACCAGGGCCAGGAACTTCGCTGACAGATCCCCATTCGCCCCACTGCTTAAACAGGAACGGCACGCCTGCCGCGGCGCACTGGTCGCGCAGGCTGCGGGCCCAGTCCGGATGCATCGGGCGCGCGCCAGGGCCGCTCTCGCCGCCGACGATCACCCAGTGCAGCGGCGACGCGTCGCCGTCTGGCACGTCGATGGGGCCGTCGACGCTGAACACCGTCACTTCCTCGAGTAGCGGCTCCATCGACAGAAAGCGCACCGCCGCCGGCGTGGCCAGCAGCTTCGGGATGTCGCGGTCAGCCTCGGCCTGATTCACGATCGTGGCGCCGAGCCAGACGTTCGACGGTAGGCGCCCAGGCATGCCGGGCCCAACGAGCATGCTGGCGACATTGCCGATCCGCTTCGTCAGCAGCAGCCAATCGAGGTTCGGCGTGGCCATGATCAGATCGAACAGGTCGGCGCGCCAAGCCGGATCGACGGCATTGTCGAACACGTCGGCCAAGCTCGCGCAGAACACGCGCTGGCGCCGACGGTGCTGGGCATAGAAGACGCCGGCGTCGCGGTTCCACGCGAGCGGCTTGCGCCAGTTGGCTGGCGACGTGCGCCGCCGCGGCGCGCCCGGGCCCCAGTTCACCGGCGTGCCGCCGCCGAAGCGGGCATTGCGTGTCTCTGCATAGCAGTGGTCGCAGCCGGGCCCGACCTTCTGGCAGCCCTCCCATGGGTTGAATGTATGGTCAGTCCACTCGATCTTGCTGTACTCGCTCATGGTCAGGCCACCTCCAATCCCTTCCTCGCCAGTGTGCGCAGCGCCTGGTATTCCTCGCGCGGCAGGCAAACCATGCTGTCATCACCAGGCGCGACGACGTCCAGCTCGAGCACGTCGAACAGCTGGCAGAACTCGGCGAACGTCAACCTGTGCCCGCTGTTGTTCAGGAACCGGGAGAAGTTGGTCGGCTCGACGCCGATGCGCTCGGCCACCTTCTTCTGGGTGAGCGGAGCAACACGGTTCAGCACCATGGATTCCAGGCTAGGCATGCGATGCTCCCAAGTGCTCAAAGAGGTTCATACGATTCACCCAACGAAACAGAACAGCCGGCGCGCAGGCCGGCGAGAAAAAGACAATGGGAAACGGATGCCACCACCGCTTGCCACTGAGGCAAGCAGCGCGCCGCGCTATGCCGCGTCGGCTTCGGCCAGATGTCGCCCTCTGCGGACTGCGCAGCATGGCTATTCCCCCGGTTGGGCTCTCGCCCGTCTTTTGTGCCCGGCGCCCCAAGCGGCGCGCCAAAGGTCTTGGTGCCTGGGTCGCCTTCAGGCGGCCTCAGGGTGAGATTCCTGAGCGTCAGCCTTCGGCTTACCGCCCTTCCGCGCCCCGCGCTCAGCAGGCGAGTCGCGCGACGAGCGCACGAAGGCCCAGTCGACCTTGTCGTTCAGCTCTTCGCAGGTCACCTTGCCGCCAGTGATGCGCTCGATGACCGGGCATTGTTCGGCCGAAACAGGCCGCTTGCCCGAGATCCACTGATGGATGAGCCCTTGGGAGACCCCCAGCTGCTCTGCAAAAGCCGCTTGGCTGGTCTTCGTCGATTCGAGGAAGTCGGCGAGTTTCATGCCACAAATACTAGCACAGCTAGTAAATAGATCAATAGCTATGCTCATTGCAGACTCAAATAGCATTGCTACACTCGCGCGCATGTCGCGACCAAGCAAAACCCTCGAAGCCTGGCAAGCTGAAGACGCAGCGCGTCTGAAGGCGCTCTATGGCGAGCGCAAAGGCAAGATGAGCCAGGAAGAGTTCGGCAGCCGATTTGAGATCGGCAGCCAGGGCATGGTCTGGCAGTACCTAAACGCCCATCGCCCCCTGAACATCAAGGCCGCCACGGGCTTTGCTCGCGGCCTAGGCGTCGAGGTCGATGCTTTCAGCCCGCGCCTGGCTGAAGAGATCCGCCGAGCGTCCAGCACTGTCACCGACACGGTTCCAACGGTGCAGCCGGGCACGGAAATTGGTGCGAAGCCCGCAGACCGGCTGCTCATCGTCATGGCCGAGCAGCACTTGGAAATCACCGGGGTAGCGGAGCTCCTGGGTGTGGAGACAGCGGTGGTCCGTGCGTGGCTGGAGCCCGACGGCGACAAGCTGCAGCTGCACCATGCAATCAAGCTGCAGGAGGCCTTCGGCTACAACCCGGCATGGCTGATCAACGGCAAAGGAAATCCGCGGTTGACGAACCGCCTAGAGTCCGAGCCGGACGAACCCAGCCTGCCCTTTGACATCGTCCATATCCCTCCAAACAGCTACAGGCGCATCCCAGTGGTTGGCATGGCTCAGCTCGGCGACAACGGGCACTTCTCCGATATCGAATACCCTGTGGGCCACGGTGACGGCTTCCTGGTATTTCCCACCATGGACCCAGACGCGTACGGCCTGCGCTGCAACGGCGACTCCATGCGGCCTCGCGTGAAGCACAACGAGTTCGTGGTGGTAGAGCCGAACCACGCGGTAACGAACGGCGATGAGGTCCTAGTCAAGTCGCAGGACGGCCGCGTCATGGTAAAGGAGCTGGCCTACGTGCGCGACGGCGTGGTGCACCTGTCGTCGGTCAACGAGCGGCACGGCATGGTGCGCATCCCGCAGGACCAGATCGAGCGGCTGCAGTATGTCGCGGGCATCGTCAAGTCGTCGGCTTGGCGACCAGACTAGCTTTGCGGGCCATGATTATCCCGACATGTGTAAGCCCGACACATGCCGATAAGTGCCTAATGGAGCACTTTGAAATCGATTTCACACCAAGTTTCTACGTTGAAACTGGATCCTCAAGCCGTCGGAAGTTACTTCCGTAGACGTTCGCCAACGCCCGCCGACATTCGTGCGCGCACACAAAACGTTAATTACGGTGTTAAGATTCCCCTTGCAACACATATAAAACTAAGAAGAACAAGGGGTATCACCATGGGCTCGATGAAAGTAACTCTGCCGAAGCTTCGGCTCATTGCCGGCTGCGCGCTGATTGGCTCTGTAGTCGCTGGCACCTTCTTTGGTGCCTCGGATCTCTCGTTCGACCCGCGGATCGTTGGAGCATCCATGGGTGCCCTGATCAGTGCTATCAAGATCTTTCATCTGATCTGAAAATGGCCCTTCCAGAGATTCCCATTGATGGGAACTGGGTCGACATCGGGTCTTTGATTTCCGGGTTCGTCTATCTGTTCTATCGTAAGCTGAGGCGCTGGGACCACCAGCGGTTTTTTTCCAAGACGACGGGTATGGACTTCGCCAATGGCGCGGCCCTCTTCCCACTGAGTATTCTTGCCCTCAGTGTGCTTTCGTCGAAACTGATCCAGGGCATTGTGGAAGCGTCCAAAATGAGCCTGTCGGTGGCCGGAATCTTTGCATTGCTCGCAATCCTCGACGAATCCGACGATGCGCAGTCGGCCCGGCAGCTCTACTAACACCCCAAAGTAAAAACCAGCAACAGCCCGCCGCCCGGCGGGTTTTTTGTTGCCCGCGCCACACACTGCAGCCGCCCTTGAGGCGGCTTTTTTGCGCTTCCGTCTATCAATACTAGCGAAGCTATTAAAACATACAATCCCGATGAACTAGCTCCGCTATTGAATTGAAGAACTAGCGTTGCTAGTATTTCTCCACGCCGCTGACGTTCGCAGCGGTTCGCTGGAGACAGAGATGCCAAACGCCGTTCCCCCTGCAGCCGCCTATCAGCGCGCGTACGAAGCGCAACAACGCGCCGGCGGCGGCCACGCCCTGCCGGCAGTGCGCGAGATCAGCCGCATGATGTACGGCAATCCGCACTTCGAGTTCCGCGGCACCGACGAAGACCAGGTCTACGCCGCCGCGCTCGACCGCAAGAACCTGATCGACCCGTATCGCTCGCCGGCGGTGGTCGGCCGCTACCGAGACGGCATCGACTACGTGGTTGTGGTCCGCGCCTTCAATCTGGACTGAGGCGCGCCATGACCCCTACCCAAGCCGCCATCCGCCAGGCAGTCGCTGACAGCGCTCGTGCCGAGTTGCTGCGCGAGCTTAAAGCCGCGCACCTGATCATCCGCAACGCCCTGAACCTGATGTCGCCGTGCCAGCAGATGGTCTGGGGCGAGCGCAATGCCCGCGACTGCGTCGACGGCGAAGGCATCACGCGCGCCAACGAGCGCGAGGCCGCGATCGCGCGAGCCACGGGGGTGCAATCGTGAGCCGCGACCTCTTCCTGACCGCCCTGGTCATCTGCGTGGCGCCGCCGCTGGTGGTGCTGGCAGCGACGTTCATCAGCATGGTGGTGTCGCAATGAAGCGCCGCCCCGCCCTTGCGCGCGCCATCGGCCAGCTGATCTGCCTGTGGCTCGCCTCCACCGCCGCCCTGGCCGCGCTGTTCTGCGTCTACGCCGCAGCGACCGACGAGCCGGTGCTGGTCCATCCCACCTCGTTCCGGAAGACCACATGAACCCCGAAATCACCTGGGAGGCCTGGTTGCGCCTGCAGCGCGCCGCGGGCTTCCGCCCCACCGGCCGCTGGCTCGCCAGCGGTGAACCCGAGCTGATCCGCATCCACTGAGGCCACCACCATGAACATCGTCACCATCCGCGCCAGCTCGCTGGCCGAGCTCTTCGACTGCCCCGCGCGCTGGGAAGCGAAGCACATCCTGGGCATGCGCATGCCGTCCGGCGCCGCCGCGCACCTGGGCACCGCCGTGCACGCCAGCACCGGTCTGTTCGACCAGGCCACGCTCGAGGGCGCGCCCATCACCGCCGACGACGCCGCCGGCGCGCTGGTCGACGCGATCCGCGACAAGAACGCCGAAGTGGACTGGGACGACACCGACCCGGCCGCCGCCGAACGCATCGGCCTGGCGCTGCATGCGCGCTACTGCGCCGAGATCGCGCCGCGCCAGCACTATGTGGGCGTCGAGGTTGCCTGCGAGCGCCTGGAGATCCCCGAGCTGGGCCTGGCCCTGACCGGCACCACCGACCGCGTGCGCACCACCGAGGCCGGTTTCGGCATCTCCGACCTGAAGACCGGCGGGCGCGCGGTGGGCACCGACGGCACCGCGGTGACCGCCGGCCACGGCCCGCAGCTGGGCGTCTACGAGCTGCTGGCGGAACACGCCCTGGGCGTGCCCATCAGCGCGCCGGCGCAGATCGTCGGCCTGAACACCGGCAAGACCGCCGCGGCGCAGCGCGTCGGTACCGGCGAGATTGAATCCCCGCGCACGGCGCTGCTGGGCACCGAAGAACAGCCGGGCCTGCTGCAGCACGCATCCCGCCTCATCCATTCCGGCGCCTTCTACGGCAACGGCAAATCCGTCCTGTGCTCGGCGAAGTACTGCCCGCGGCACGCCACCTGCCCCTACAAGTCCTGATCGAGACCACCACCATGACCGCTACTGCAACCCTCGAAAAAATGCGCGCGCCCGCCGTGCGCGAAGCCGCCCCTGTCGTGACCATGGGCTTCGGCACTTCGCAGTCGTTCGAACTGATGCAGCGCGCCGCTAACCTGCTGGCGTCATCCACCTTGGTCCCTGCGGCGTACCGCAAGGTGATCGAGAAGCTGGACAAATACGGCAACGTCAAGGAATCGCGCGAGAACCCGAACGCACTGGCCAACGCTGTCGTCGCGCTGAACATGGCCCAGCGCATGGGCGCCGACCCGCTGATGGTGATGCAGAACCTCTACATCGTCGAAGGCCGGCCGTCCTGGTCCTCGCAGTGGATCATTGCCGCCGTGAACGGCTGCGGCCGTTTCTCGCCGCTGCGCTTCGACATCAAGGTGCTTGGCAAGAAGGTCGTAGAGCGCACCGAAACCTACTGGGAAAACAACCAGAAGCAGAGTCGAACCACCAAGGTCGAGATCGTCGACAAGGTTTGCGTGGCCTGGGCTGTCGAGAAGGAAACCGGCGAGCGAATCGAATCGCCCGCCGTGTCGATCGAGATGGCCGTGAAGGAAGGCTGGTACACGAAGAACGGCAGCAAGTGGCAGACCATGGACGAGGTGATGCTGCGCTACCGCACCGCCAGCTTCTTCGGGAAGCTCTACGCGCCCGAGCTGCTGATGGGCCTGCAGTCCGTCGAGGAAGCCCAGGACATCATAGATCTGCACCCGGATGGCTCGTACACCGTGGCCAGCACATCGGTCGACGAGCTGCGCAGCGGCGCGCGCGCGGCGGCTCAGCCCACACAGCCTGCCGAGGTCGTCGAGCGCAAGCCCGCGCCGGTGCAGACCGCCTCATCCGAGGTGGAAAAACCGGAAGTCGATGCCGCGCATGCACCGGCTGGCGAGCCGGGGCCGGGCGACAACACCGGCGCCGACGACGCCCCCACGTTTCAGGACGTGAACCGCGAGCTGCTGCAGGCCTCGTCGCTCGAGGATCTGGACTACGCCCGCAGCCTGATCAAGCAGCTGCCGGACGAAACGCAGAAGGCGACCCTCAACCAGGTGGCCGCGCGCCGCATGCGCGAACTGGCGCCGCCGGATGAATCCGCCGCGCAGCCGACCCGCCGCTCCCGCGCGCCGATCAACGCTGACTGAACCCAATTCTGCGAACGGGCGGCCTGCCGCCGCCCCGCCCAACACCACAGGACACCGAAATGAGCCACTCCCCCGAAATGCGCGAAACCCTGAACATGACCGCCACCACCGTCGGCAAGGACCTGCTGTCCGCGCTGGTGTTGGAGTTGAAGATGCTGCCCGACACGTGGGTGAAGCTGTCGCAGAAGAAGCAGGACGACATCATCGATCGCCTGCGCAGCCGCGTTGATGCGTCGGTGAAGATGGCAACGCACCTGATCGCTGCGAACGGCCGCACCGTCGTCCAGGGCGATCTCGACAAGATCACCATCAAGGACGGCGCTCAGGCGCTGATCAAGATCGGCAAGTCGGTCTCCGCGCTGCATGAGCTGGCCGAAGCGCAAGGCCAGGCCGTGTTGCTGGTTTTGAGCGCCAACGCAGATGCGTACACCGGCGGCATGGATGAAGTCCGCGGCGAGGCAGACCAGCGCGGCCTGGACCTCGGCAAGGAATACACCGACGACGACGGCGACGGCATGCCGGAAGCGGATGTAGACGACGGCGTGATCGACGCCGAAGCGAAGGTCATCGGCATCGAGCACCAGCCCCTGCAGGAAGAGCTCGACGCGGCGTTCCAAGCCGGCTACGACGCCGCGGCGGAGGGCAAGCCGGAAAGCGACTGCCCGGTAATGGCGGGGCCGCTCTGCATCCAATGGGTGAAGGGCTGGAAGGCCTGGCACGCAAAGCACACCGAAGGGGAAGCGGCATGAAGCTCACCCACATCCACGCCCGCAACTTCCTCGGCATCCGGGCGGCCGACATCAGCCCGGCCACGCCGGTCACCCTCATCTGCGGACCGAACGGGGCCGGCAAGTCGAGCATCCAGGAAGCCGTGCGCATGGCGCTGGCCGGCGAGAGCGTGCGCGTCAGCCTCAAAAAGGAATATGGCCAGCTGCTGCACGACGGAACCGAATCGGGCTCGATTGTGATTTCCATGGGCCCGCAGTCCAACAGCGTCGCCCTGCCCTCCGGCAAGGCCACGCAGGGCATCCCGGCCGATCCCAGGCTGCCGTTCGTGCTGGACGCCCAGCGCTTCGCCCACCTGGACGTCAAGGAACGCCGCGCCTTCCTGTTCGACCTGATGGGCATCAAGATCGGCACCGACCAGGTGCGCGAGCGCCTGGCCGCGCGCGGGTGCGACACGAAGAAGGCCGAAGCGGTGTTGCCCATGGTGCGCGCCGGCTTCGAGGCGGCAGCCAAGGAAGCGCAGATGAAGGCCACCGCCGCCAAGGGCGCGTGGCGGGCCATCACCAACGAGACGTATGGCAGCGTCAAGGCCGCCGACTGGGTCGCGCCGGCGCCGGCCGGTGGCCCGGCCGCCGAAGACCTTGCCGCGACCATCGCGGAATGCGAGGCCGATATTGCGGAAGCCAGCGGGTCGGCCGGCGACCTGCAGCGCCAGCTGGGCGAGATCGACGCCGCGGCGCGCCAGCGCGCCCACCGCGATCGCCAGATTGCTGACCTGGCCGGCAAAGCGGACCAGCTGCCCAAGGCGCAGGAATCCGTCGCGCGCGCGCAGGCCGAGCTGGACGCCTTCCGGCCCAAGGTCGAAGCGCTGCGCGCCGCCGCCGGCGGCAAGGTGGCCGGCATCCCCTGCGCCTGCCCCGAGTGCGGCGCAATGCTGCTCTTCCTGACCGGACAGTTGGCGAAGTACGAGCCGACCCAGGCCGACCCGGAAGCCGCGGCCCGCCTGCCCGAGTACGAGCGCAGCCTGAAGGTGCTGGAAAACGCCCTGAAGAGCCGCACGGCCGAGCGTGACGCAGCTGACGCCGCCGCCAAGCAGCTCGAGCTGCTGCGCAAGGACGCCGCGGCTGACAGCGGTGATGCCGACGGCGAGCTGCGCGCCGGGATCGAGGCCGAGCTGGCGATTCTGCAGTCGGTCATCGGCAAGGTCAGCGAGGAACTGGAAGCCGCGCGCGCCGCGCGCCGCGCGATCGCCCAGGCCGCCGAGCAGACGGCCAAGGCCGCCCAGCACCACGCCGACGTGGTCGCCTGGGAAGCGCTGGCCGACGCTTTCGGCCCCAGCGGCATCCCGGCAGAGCTGCTGTCCGAGGCGCTGGACCCCATCAACGAGCGCCTGGCCGCAGCAGCAGCCGAGTCCGAATGGATGCGCATCGGCATCGGCGCCGATATGGCTATCACCGGCGACGGCGGTCGGCCGTATGCCCTGTTCTCCGAGTCGGAGAAGTGGCGCGCTGACGCGCTGCTGGCCGAGGCCATCTCGCGCCTGACCGGCATGCGCCTGCTGGTGCTGGACCGGGCCGACGTGCTGATCGGCGCCGAGCGCGACCGGCTCTTCTGGTGGCTCGACGACCTGGCCGCCGCCGGCGAGATCGACACGGCGCTGGTCTTCATGAGCCTCAAGGCGCCGCCGAGCGCGCTGCCGGAATCGATCACCGCCTACTGGATCGAGGATCACCAGGTTGGAAGCATCAGGGAGGCAGCGTAACCATGAACACCGAACCCCAACGCCGGATCATCCGGCTGCCAGAGGTGAGCCAGCGCGTGGGCCTCGGCAAGACCGCGATCTACGAGCGCATCAAGGAACACACCTTTCCGGCGCCAATCAAGCTGGGACGTGCCAGCGGCTGGATCGAGGAGGAGGTTCAGAAGTGGGTGGACGAGCAAATCATCGCAACGCGCGGGGGGCACTGATGCGGACGCTGGCAGAAGTGGAATCGCTGCTGGCCGTCGCGCGCGAGACCAATGTCGCATTAGCCTCGCGTGTCGCCCAGCTCGAACGCCTGGCGCGCGAGCTCAAGAACGCTGCGGCGAAGCACCCGCACCAGCCGCTGTCGCGCTGGGTGAAGTTCGGGCCGATGGCGGCCTTCCTCGCAACGATCAAGGACCAGGCATGACAGACAAGAATACGCACGCCGCGCTGCTGGCAATCATTCACCAGGAAGCTGGCCGCACCTTGTCCCGAGACGACTTCGAACTCTGCATGCGCGTGGCAAAGCGCGTTGGCACGGCAACTAGCGCCTTGCCTTCCGCATCTTTCCAGGACCGCGTGAAACCGTGGATGCTGGAATGCTTCGGCACCGAGATCGCTGGCGACCGCCAGGAGCGCAACCACCGCTTTCTGGAAGAGGCGCTGGAGCTGGTGCAGGCCTGCGGCGCCACTGCCAGCGAGGCGCACCAGCTCGTCGACTACGTCTACGGCCGCCCGGTCGGCGACAAGGGTCAAGAGGCCGGTGGCGTGATGGTCACGCTCGCAGCGCTGTGTCTGGCGCAAGGGCTGGACATGCATTCAGCCGGCGAAACTGAGCTGGCACGCATCTGGACCATGGTTGAGAAGATTCGCGCCAAGCAAGCCGCGAAGCCGAAACACTCGCCGCTGCCTGAGCATGTGCCGCCCGACGATGCGAGGGATGCTCTGGTCCTGGACGCGCTGAAAGGTGCCAAGTCCCTGTTGGAAGAACTGCCGGCTCATGAAATCGCGGGCACGCGCACGGCTGCCGCGTACATCGCCGTCTCCGCCGCCTTGCGCGCCAGCGAGGAGGTCAAGGCATGATCGTTTGCGAATCTGCACCAGCCGCTGCTGCGCAGGGTCCGCGTCTATCAGTCCTCGATCCCCAGCTCATGCGCACGCCGCTCGGCATTCCTCTTGATGCCGTCTGCAGTCAACTGAAATGCCGACGCATGCTCAAGCCACTTTCTGCTCGCATCAAAGAAATCGTCCGACTCGCCCGGATTTCGTGCGACCCTCTTTACCTTCGTAATCATAAGATCCGCCTGAGCCCGAATAGCGTAGAGCATGGGAACCGCCACGTTGTCGTGATCCTGTGCCTCCAACATCCGCGTGACTTCCATCACGCGAACCAAGTCTTCAACCTCCAATTGGGCCAACCCCGGCGGCGAATTGCCTTCCATGAAGACATCGTCCGCGTAACGCTGGCAAGCGCGCACGAAGTCAGTGGAAAGGAAATAGAGCCGTCTTGCTACACCGACCCGTTGACGAGCCACATCGAAATTCTGCTGTTGGATCTGGTCCCTACGTTGTCGCCACGGCACGTAGACGGCAATGCCGATACCCGCAACAGAGCCAATAGCCTGGAACCACGCAGCGACTCCATCTTTATCCGGCCACATCGCGTGGCAAGCAAGCGTCAGTATGGTGAGCGCGAGCAGCGCTGCACCAACCTCGAACCATTGCCAGACTCGCTTCAACATTCTTCGACCCTCCCGTTTTGGGGAGGCATCCTAGCATGAGCATTATCCACGTCGTTTCAATGTCCGGCGGGAAAGACAGCACGGCAACCGCCATATTGGCAATCGAGCAACACGGTCGCGAGGCGTGCCGCTTCGTGTTTGCCGATACCGGCAACGAGCATGCCGAAACCTACCGCTATGCGCTTGAGTACCTGCCCATCGCTCTCGGCATCTCCGTCGATGTGGTGCGTGCCGACTTCTCCGACGAGTTCGCTACGAAGCGCGCCAACCTCGCGCGGCTGGCGGCCGGCGAGCCAGAGAGCGCTGTCTACGGACGCCGCAAGTTCCAGTACGCCTGGACGCCGGCCGCCGCTGCGCGTGCGCTCGATCTACTGCACCCCACCGGCAATCCGTACCTCGACATGTGCATGCTGAAGGGGGGCTTTCCGTCGAGGAAGCGCCAGTACTGCACCGACTACCTGAAGACCCAGCCGCTGACTGCCTACGCAGTGGGTGTGTTGGACGCGGGCCATGCCGTTTGGTCGTGGCAAGGAGTTCGGATTGATGAGAGTCATTCCCGCCGCGAGCGCTTGCAAGGCAGCGGCGCATGCGTGAAGTCGTTCGAGGTGGTCGGCGGCGGCCTCTTCAATTACCGGCCCATCCTACGCTGGACGGCGCGTGATGTTTTCCAGGCCCACGAACTGGCTGGCGTTCGACCGAATCCTCTCTACCTACAAGGCATGGAGCGGGTTGGCTGCATGCCGTGCATCAACTGCGGCAAGGCCGAACTGCGCGAGATCGCGCGCCGTTTTCCAGAGCACATCGAGAGAATTGCCGAATGGGAGCGCCTGGTGTCTGCTGTCTGCCGGCCCCGCTCGCCAGTCTCCTTTTTCCACATGGGGACGCAAGGCCATGCCGATCAGGACTCGACCATTCACGCAGTCGTCGAGTGGAGCAAGACCACTCGGGGGGGTCGGCAATACAGTCTTCTCGATCAACTCGACGAGCCCACCGCATGCTCGTCCGCATATGGACTTTGCGAATGAACTACAGAAGCAAATTCCGCAGCCGGCGAGACCTTCGTGCTGTCGACCACACCGGTGTGAGTGCGGCCGGTGGCCGTGGCCTTGTCAGTAGCACAGCATGCTGAGGCGACGTGAAGCTATTCAGGCTCAGGGAGGTTGTACTTGGCACGGAGCTCGACCGCGGCAGGCTGAACGCAATCAAAGCACGGTTTCCAAGACGTTCCCCTCATGGTCGAGATGCTCCAGTTACACCCGGTCTCGTCGGGCTCGTGCCAGTAGACACCTCCGAAGTGTGCATCGGCACAATCCTCGCACCGGTCAGCAGCTTCTTGCACCAAGGCCCGAATCTCGTCTGCCGTCTTTATCTCGCGCATTTCCTGTCTCCTCGATATGGCAAAGGAATCCTAGCATGGCGAAAGAACGCCCTAAACTCTTCAGCGGCGACACGGAGCTGGCGTAGTGGGATACATCAATCCACTGTTGCGGCTGCCGGCATCTCGCACCCTCCTTGGGTTGCCTCCCGAACAGCGGAAGGCAATGGCACTTGTCCTCCGCCAGCTGCGCGATCAGGCGAATGTCGAGGCGGAGGTGGCGTGGCGCCGCAGGAAAGGGCCAATGGCAGCTTACTGGCGCGCCGTTGCGACCTATGAACGTCATCTTGCACACGCGCTGGAGCAATCACAGGAGGCAGCATGAAACGCCTAATCGAAACCACCCTAGACGGAGAGGCGGGCTGCATCCTTTCGGACTGCGAGCAGTACCGCTACCGCCTCTGGCGCGAATGGGACCGGACCCGGCCCGCACTCGCCTTCATCATGCTGAACCCGTCCATCGCCGACCACCAGGTCAATGATCCGACTATCACCCGATGCCAGCAGCGGGCGGTGGCCGGCGGCAAGTTCGGTGGGCTGCAGGTGGTCAACCTCTTTCCGCTGCGATCGACGGACCCAGCCGGCTTGCTGGTGCATCCGGCGCCGCTGGGCGATCGCCCCGACCTCAACGAATGCGCGATCATGGACGCGATCGACCGCTGCTCGATGGTGATCTGCGCGTGGGGCGCGCACAAGGCGGCGCCAGCGCGCGCAGCGGAAGTGTTGCGCGTCGTCCGTATGTGCGGCCGCGGGAAACTGCTCTATCACTTGGGGCTGAATAAGGACGGGAGCCCGAAACACCCGCTTTACGTCGCTTCTAAGATGCGCCCTGCCCCTTTTACAGGCAATACCCTGTATTAGCGCTTTACAGGCTGTGCCCTGTTCAGCGCCTATCGACTATTTCCCGCGAGCAGCTCTGCGCTGCAGCAATGCAGCCACGGCACCCTCGACCTCCTTCCTATCGGCGAAGACGGCAGATAATTTCTCCGCCAATTCTGCAAGCAGCACTCGGACGATCCTTGCCGTTTCGAGGCACTGTTCGTCGGACTTATCATGCAAATGGTCGCTCAATGCATCATGCAAGAGAAGCAGAGGGCTGTGACCGTTTATGTATAGGCTTTCTGGAATACCGTGCTTAACTGCCTCTACGGCCTGCGTGAAGCGTGTTTCGCGCTTTGCCGCTTCTAAGTCTTCGATAACCTTAGGGGACGCATTAAGCGCCCTCGATGCCTTGATGATTTCCTCGATAAGGCGGACCTTTATGGATTCGACAACTCGCCTGTAGTAGGCAAAAGCAGCAATCCCAAGACCATCTCGCTCAGAACGATATCCCTTGTCGAGAAGATCCACTTCTGACCCAGCGAGTTTACGAAGCTTCGGGGGCATAGGACTGCCAAATCGAGGGCTTTCCCCAATCTTCATTATCACGGCCGCCGGTTCATCCAGCCGTCCAACAGTCAGTCCAAAGGTTTTCTCAGACCCTTTGCAGTTTCGACATTTATAGTGCGCAAAGACGTCCGATACTTCTTCGACTAAAACCACCTCATCTTCCACGGGGTCAAAGAATCGGGTCCCATTGCATGTGTCCGCTGAGCAATGCAACTGAATTGCCGGCAAGTCCAAAACGCGCTTTATAAAGCTTGAGCCCTGAATTCTCCGTTTACTCCACGCGTCGGGAATTTCCCTTACTTGCAATGGCGCAACGCCGGACAAATACTCTGCAAATTCCAGCCCTGGAAACTTTTGTTGATCGTCTGCCATGCCTTTTACCTTGGACCTTTTTAATTACTTACTTTTTAGCTTTTTGAGATAATCGCCCCAGGCTTGCATCATCTGACGGCGCTTAGGCACATACTGAGCGTGGTTATACGCTGCCCGCACCTTGTTGCGCTCTGCATGAGCCAGCTGGCGCTCAATCACGTCAGGCCGGAACCCTAGCTCGTTCAGCGCGGTCGATGCCACCCCACGAAAGCCGTGCCCGGTCATCCGCGAGTGGTACCCCATTCGGTACAGCGCGTACAGCATCGTGTTGTTGCTGATGTGGCCAGTCTTGCCCCGTGGGCTGTAGAAGAGGTAGTCGCGGTGCCCCGTGATCGCGCGCAGCTCAGCCAAGACGGCCTGGGCCTGTGTGGACAGCGGCACGATGTGCGGGTCGCGCATCTTCATTCGGTCAGCAGGGATGCGCCACTCGGCCTTGGCCTCGTCGATCTCGGCCCAACGGGCCTGGATCATTTCGGTGGTGCGCACGAACGTCAGCGTCATGAACTGCAGCGCCAGGCGGGTCACGGCGTCGCCCTCATAGGCATCGATGTCGCGCAGCAGCTGCGGCAGCTCGATGGGTGACACGCGCGCCTGGTGCTGGACCGGATCCGACTTCAGCGCCGCGGCGCTGTCGATGTCGGCGGCTGGGTTGCGATCGCACAGGCCGTAGATGATCCCGTACTGGAAGACGGCTCGCATGCGCTGCAGAATGCGCTTTGTCGTATCGCGCACGCCCCGGGCCTCGACCTTCCTAAGCAGGTCCAGCACGGCCGGCGCCCTGATGTCTGCGATCGGCGTGCCGCCCAGCGTCGGAAAGACGTCATTCTCCAGCGACGCCAACACCTTGCCAGCGTAGACCTCGTTCCAGCCGCCCTTCTGGGTAGCGTGCCAGTCTCGGGCCACTGCCTCGAACGAATTGCCCGCGGCGATGCGCGCGGCGCGGCGCTCTTCCTGCTTCACGGCGCCCGGGTCGCGCCCGTCCGCCACGATGGCGCGGGCGGCCTCACGCTGCGACCTGGCCTGCGCCAGGGTGACGCCAGGATAGGCACCGAAGCCGAGACGGCTTTCGCTGCCGGACGGCCTCACGTACTTGAAGCGCCACAGCTTTCGGCCATCCGGCATTACCTCGATATACAGGCCGCCGCCGTCGAAAACCTTGTAGGCTTTCTCACGCGGCTTGGCATTGCGGATTTTGGTATCGGTTAATGGCTCGACCGTGCGGGGCAT